GGATGGAGAACGAAATAAACAAAGGGAATGGCTATAAAGTATATGTCACCTACGAAGACGCACTTGAAGCTGGTTTACAGGAAGCATTAAAATTGATATAAATATGAGCCTTAGGCGGCTTTGTAAAACCCATATAAACAATGATGAAAAGAATAATTACTGTCCAAGACATGATTGACGAACTAATGTTAGTTGTCAATAAGGATGCTGAAATAAATATCGTAATGAATACAGGAGATTATCAAACTGAATACATTCCTGATCTATATGATTTTTCTGTCATTGATTTTACTGATGTACATCCTGATGATGGAAACTCGGAAAATAAAGTGGTAATAGAAATGTTTCGTTAAAAGAGAAATAAATAACACTCAAAACATAAAAGAAATGAATACAACTTTTGAAAGATCGTCTAATAGTACCGATGAATGGTACACACCGAAAGAAATTATAGACGCATTAGGTGAATTTGATTTAGACCCATGTGCCCCATTAGCCCCCCCCCTATAAAACGGCAAATGTCATGTACAATAAAAATGACGATGGGTTAAAACAGGAATGGAAAGGACGTGTTTGGTTGAACCCACCTTATTCCCGTCCTCTTATAGAATGCTTCGTTAAACGGATGGCAGAACATGGAAACGGTATTGCTTTACTTTTCAATCGCTGTGATTCAAAGATGTTTCAGGATGTGATATTCGAAAAGGCAACGGCAATGAAGTTCTTGCGTAACCGAATCAGATTCTTCCGTCCAGACGGAACTCGTGGGGATTCTCCTGGCTGTGGCAGTATTCTCATCGCTTTTGGTGAAAACAACGCGGAAATATTAAGAAACTGTGATATAGCAGGTAAGTATGTTAGGATCAATTAGAATGGCAAAAAAGATGAATAAGGAAGAATTTTTAAGCAAAAGATACGCCATTGATTTAAAGATAAAAAAATTGAATGGAGAAAAGGAACAGTTGGAAAAGGAATACATTGAATCCAACCAAGTATTCCCTATTGGAAGCAAAGTCTGTATAACGGTCATGGATCATGAAAGGATATTAGTTCCCGAAGCGAAGAAGTTAGCCTATATTGCAGATTATGATATTGATGATAACGGAGAGGTTGTACCCTCTTTAAGACAGTTGGATTGCAATGGGGGCATGTCAGCAATACCTTTATTTGTTAATTTAAAGAAGGCTATAATTGAATTAGCGTAAATCAGATTAGGAATGAATATGAGTGGAAAAGATGTATTAAGGCTATTACTTATCAGTTACGGTTTTTGTCGTACCATAGCAATCAGATATAATCCTCCCAAGAGAAAGGTGTTCCACAGGCTATACACTTTGCATAATACTCGTCAAGAGCACGGGTAGGGCTTCCGTCAACATCGTCAAGATAGTCTTTTACAAACATACAGGCATATTGCTCATTGACTATGGATGAACCCATATAGTCGGCACGTACCATATTCAATACATAAACCTTATTGTATTCCACATCATTCTTCAACTCAACATTGAATTGCTTCATCAATGCTTCTACTTGATCTTTGTCATACGGGTGTATTTTGTTACCGTTCCTGTCTTTCATTTTAGAAACGGCATATTCACACAATTTCTTTGAGAAATTCCATCCATGTTCTGCAAGATATTTTTCCATTCCCGAAGGAAGTTTCTCATATACATCTAATCTCGTTCTTTCCATAGCTTTTGTTTCTAAAAAGATAGCCCGTAGCAAACCACTACGGGCTTAAACCAATTTAATTAGCGTCTACGTCTAGCGTAAGGACCAGTACCTTTGACTCCGCGTCTTTCTCCGTACTCATCATCGTCATCCCAAATACGCCCGTCATCGTCCATTCTTCTACGCATTCCACGCTCACCGTAACGTCCATCCATTTCTTCCATAGCGTCACGATAGCCTTCTTTATACGCTTTTTCTAATTCCCGGTCCATATCTTCACCTTCAAAGCTACGGCCCATTCCATATACTTTCCAACCCATAGTGTTTATTTTTTATTGTTGTTATTATTATTGTTTGTATGTTGCACGTCAGGCAATTTGATACCAGAAGCAGCAAGTTGTGCAAGTATATCTTTTATCTGTGACAATTCACCTTTAAGTTCCTTCATTTCCTTGTCCTGCTGTGCCTTTTCGGCAAATGCAGGATTCAACGCTGTAAGCATCTCATCGCAGCTTTTGATTACTTTCTGATGGTATTCCACAGATTCCACAACCCTTACACTACTTATTTTCATTGCTTCTATCTCTGCATTGATGGCATCCTTGCTTTCCGATACAACCACATTTCCGCCTACTTGGGAAAAGTCTGCTATACTAAGATTGGCTGGCAACTTTTGAAAATCAAGAGTATCATCTCCAACCTTAACTTTCACATCCACAACCATTTCATTTTGCGGAAGAGGATATGCTGTATATCCGTTCTGATATTTAGGAACAGGATTTGAAACACTTACCACAGTACCCACATCGCATCTTGGGTTTTCCCCTTTATGCAATATGAAAAACTGCTGTCCTTGTCGTATTGATTGAAACATACTTATTCTAACTTTTTAATATCATTTTACAGTGCTTCTAGCCTGTGCGGCAGTAGCAGGTGCAACGATATGATTAACTACTTGAAATATCCCATTACATTTGTCGTAATAGACAAAGTATTTATTGCCTTGTGAAATTTCACTAGACGGAATCTGATCTCCCGAACCGTTTACCAAAGGAACCTTGCTTGTGGATGTTGATGTGGTATTTGTCAGTGTGGTAGCCACAGAAACAAGATACCCGTCAGATCCGGCAGCAGGAACATGATTTACACTCAAGAGCAAAATACCTTGATTTGGCAATCGTCTGAACAGGCACGGGCTAATACCATAGATAACCTCTGAATTTGTTGTGTCTGTTGTTACAGAAGATGTCCGAACAAACGGTATCCCTCCAAAGTCAAGTCTATGTACCCCTCTGAAACGGTTAGCATTATATCCCATCATATAAGGATTAAAAAAATAACTCATAACTTTTCCCTTTCTTTAGAATTTTACTAGGTAATTATATACGATTAATTATACACGTACATATTGACGCTTCACCGCCCCGACTACTGCCGACCACTCCACGCCCCCAACCCCTTCTACCAAGGGTGATACTAATTTTGTTAAATAGTGTTTAATTGGTTGTAAATGCCATTCATTATTTGGCATCGGGATAAGAGTTTCTGACCTGTAATTTATATACAAGTCAAAGAACTCTTAACTACACTTTAGCAATTGCAACCACAGTTGTCACCAGCAGCATAACCTGCACCAAAACCAGCCATGAACGGATAACCTCCATAGCAACAATTTGGGTTAGGCACTATATAGGATGGAACTGGGCACGGAGCCTTAAGCTGTCCAACGATATTAGCGGTCTGTGCCTGCTGAGAAGCAGCTAAAGCTAAATTGCTATTTTCCTGTCTCAGAGCATCAATCTTGTTTTGCATTTCACGCATTTCAAGCTGACAGAACTTGTCATTGATGATTGCGCTTTGAGCATCAATCTTAGCAGATATGATGTTGAACTGAGTGTTTGCATTGCTAGTCAGAGTGTTGGTCTGCTCTACAGTAGCCAATCGGCTATCGCATCCCTGACGTTCAATAGCTGTACGGATATCGCAGCAGCAAGAAGCAAGCTGAGAACCGATAGCTGCACTATTGGACTGAATTGAGTTGATGATCTGCTGAGAGGAAAGACCTACCTGGTTACCAACTTGCTGAATTTGTCCTTGAATTTGGCAGATAGCATTCTGCAACTGTTGAGTAGAGCAGTTCAAAGAGCTAGCCAACTGGTTGATAGCTGTTCCGTTTCCTTGAATAGCATTCATCAACAATTCACGTCCTGCTTCATTGTTCAATTGAGCAGGGATTCCGTTTGCTCCATTGCCAAACCCGTTACCGAATCCGTTACCACCCCACAGGAAGAAGAGCAGGATAATCCAGATCCAATAACAACCAGCACCACCCCAAGCGTCTTGATTTTTGTTTCCATTCATCAAGGCAGCTACAAGATTGGGGTCTAATCCTTTATTCTGCAACAGTGCAGGAATCATTGACATAATACCTGCGCTTTCTCCAGCGGCAGGATTGTCGAACATAAAAATTTTGTCTGAACCCATAATATTGTAATTTAATGTGTGTGTATTATAACTCCCGTAAAGACTGTGCACTCATCTTTACGAATGTAAATTTACAACATGGATGGTCTAAACAAAAATAAAAATTTCGTAGTATAACTTATTGTGTTTCAGATAGTTTAAACTTGTTAAAATAAGTTATTTTCTTGTATGTTGCTTTTCCTATTCGTATATTAGCGCAATAATTTTAAAATAGAGGAATTGAAGATGAAAGAATTAAAAAAATGGAATAATAATCCAATAAAGATTACGTATTTAATACCTAGTGGAAACAAGTACGCTTATATAAAATTAGGTGACACTGTTGATCTGACGAACGGAACATATAAAATAACCGCTTTGGATAATGAAGAAAACATTTTCCAAGCGGTTAATATGGAGAATAAAGATGATTGTGTTACAATGTATGCGTATGAGGTTGTATAATTTCCCTAGCTTTTAGTCTTGTATTTGCCCCTTGACTTCTTTGGACGTATAAGCCCGTTGTTTTTAAGAGCATCCAATGTTTCTTTCAAATAAACGGGCGTTGTCATTCCTTGTACTCTCACAGGAGATAATAACGGTTGTACGGGATGAAATTTAGTGCCTTTATATGTAAGTCTTGCAAACTCTGTGTCGCTCACATCAAGATACTTAATGGCATTTTCTCTATCAAAATAAGACGGTATGATAGTGGATTTGTTTATTGCGTCAGTAAGGAAATTGAACTGTTCCGCATCAACATTCGAGTTTCCGCTTTTCAATGCTAGAGATATTCCGTCAAGTAAAGAGGCTAATATCGTGTTGTAATTCATTCCCATGTCCTACTCAATAGATGATATGTTTGCTGTTCCCGTAACACTTACCTTGCTTCCCGGTGTGACTGAAAAATATTCCACCGTTCCTGCCGGGAGAAGCATTCCTGTTGGTGCTATTCTGCTTGATCTGCTTTTCGTTTCCTGTACCAATGAGATACGGCATCCATCCGATGTCGCTACTCTTATAAGGTTTGACAATGCTGTGTATTCCTTGTCGGTTACATCTTCCGATGCTGATATTCTTGCAGCTACTAAACCTTTTAACGCTTCATCCTTTGAAGCGTTTTTGGTGGAGAAATACCCACCTATCTGTTGTTTATCATTGTTTTCCATATCCTTTCAAGTAAGATTGTTTCACACTTTCGGCAAACTCGTTCAGTTTTACATAATCCGGGTCAAGTTTGTTTAAAATACCTTTTCTGAGAGCCGCTTCTTCCTCTCCGTTTGGAAATTCATCCTTTATGGCGGCATCTACCGTTTTGTCGTATGATACAGGGTTCTTTACACGCTGTACATCGGCTTTCCACTTTTTGACGAACTTCTCCTGTACAATATTTCCCATATCGTCCGTTTCGGGTTCGTCAACTTGTTCAATGTTTAAATGAACATTGCTATATCCAGTGCCTAAATCAAAGATAAAGGCAGGCTTCTCGTCAAAAATCAAACCTCTTTCCATGCTCTTTTATATTTTAAACATCTAATATTCCATCAAAATAATAACCCCTATTGAATTTTATGACAACATCTTCCAATGGTAAAAGACTTTTGTCTACTTGGGAAAGGAATGTTCCTAATGCTTCGTATCCGCCTTTCATAAAGCATTTTTCTCCTTTGAACATTATCTGCATCCTTACCCATGTGCTATTGTCCTTCTTTGTGGATGGTCTTACATCGAAATCAAGAATGTCTATATGTTCATCGACAAGTTTGTCTATCTTCACATCTTTTCCGTCAAACTTTCTTGATACCCTTATATTTAAGTCACTAATCTTTGTCATGTGGCTATTATTATTAACTAAAACTTTATTAATCAAGTTCCTAGAATCACAGTGCATCAACATACCCATATAACTCGTAATGGATTTAGGGTTATTGCGTTTTGACGCAAAGTTTTTCTTTATTCTCTTTCTTATTTTGGTATGACTGGGAGTAAAAACGAATCCACCGAAATCTATCCCTTCCGAAACAGGGAATATCCTGTAATTTTTCTTCATCTCCAGCTTCTTTTCATACCACAGGTAATTTCTTATCCTCCACAGCCATTCATGCAACTGTTTCTTGTCGTGGGATAATATCACCATATCATCGGCAAATCTGAAATAATGCTTTACTTTGAACTGCTCCTTTATAACATGATCCAAAGACCTTAATACCAAATGGCTTCCTATCTGGGCGTCAGGATTTCCAATAGCTAGACCTTTGTTGCTGTAATTAAGCGTATTCATAAGCCATAACGCATCCCTGTCTTTCAAATCTTTGCTGTATGCCTTCTTGTAAACGCTGTGCCTTACGGACGGATAAAACTTCTTAATATCCATTTTCAAAACGTATATTTTCCCGTTTTTATCCATCTCAAGCAATGTCCGTTTCATCTTTCTCACAAGGGAATGCTTTTTCACCTTACTTGTAATACCCCTTTTAGGCAGACAGTTATATGAATCAAGTGTAAGGCTTTTCGTCCATCTGTCCATCATGGGTATCAAAAGGCTGTGCTGGATAATCCTGTCTGGATAAAACGGGAGTTTGTGTATCTCCCTTACCTTTCCTGCATCAGTCACTTTTTCTATCACATCATACTTGCTTACCTTGTATGATTTGTCTTTGAGCATCTGATAAACATTCTGATGATATTCATCCTTATGTTTCTCATAATCCCTCACACCCCTGTGATTTCTCTTTCCTTTCTTTGCCTTTTCAGCAGCAGAGATAATATTATCCATACTGCTTATCGTTTCAAAAATATTGTTCAATCTTTTCATCTTACGTGCTTTTCTTTGTCCGTTGAGCCAAAGATAACTAACTTTCCATATACCTACAACTGTAAATGTACTAATAAGTTCCCATCCTCAAACAATGGGTTGTCTTGACATTTTTCATCTTCCTGACGAGGCTTCTGTATAGCAGTAATTTTTTAGCACGTTAGCTGCCACCGATGTTCGTGTTCGCATTCGAAGGGGCATTGTTCGCATTACCATTCCGCAGAGAACAATTGTCGTTGTTCGACTTACCACCAAAGTAAACACCACCATTCTACAGACCGCCTTTTTTCAACTAACCGCCTTTGACAGACTTATTTCACTTTGCTGACGCATTTGGTTAGATTTTTATTATGCAAACTTAAACATAATTAATATATTTTGCAAGTTTTGGGAATGGGATTTTTCACTTCGTGAAAAATTAGGCTTGGGTTATTGAACAACGAAAGCCGCCACCGAGGCTCGTGACCGCACTCGAAGGGGCACGGTTCGCAGCACCAAGCCGCAGAGAACAAAGGTCGTTGTCCGACCTACCACCAAAGTAAACACCACGCCTTCCAATCTTACCCGAACCTGCATTTCCCGTAAACCAGTTGTAATGGCATTCCCCCGTGTGAAGATTGCTTCCCTTGACCTCTCCAATAAGCGAGTTTTCAAAGTTCTTCGTCATGTATCCTTCATATCTAGCCATAGTACCTACAAATTCATACGTATTCTCAAATCCATAAGATTCCCCAGGATTCTTTTCTGTGGCTACATTGTCCGTAGTCAGATTGTTCACGTCATAGGTCTGATAGATGTCTATGGATGTGGAATCGTGCATGACACAATCTATCCCGCTGTACCACATCCATATATCTCCCCACCCGGCAATACGTCCGCGAATGATAGGCTGTGTGAAGCATATCTCTATTTCACGGTCTGTCACTGCCGCATTGTCAGGAATACTCCATCCGCTGGTTACAGTTGCATTGACAAACTTGGCTACGATACCCGACATCTCCCCGTCAGCCAATCCGTTATGACCTTGGAAGTTGTAGTATTTGTATTTTGTGCTTTCATATTCAAACTCGGTGTCGGGAGCGACATTGTGTTCCTTTGCGTATGACATGGCAAGCTGTGCTTCAAACATCTTCATGCAAGGATGGTGGTTGTTTATTAATTCGGAGAAATCATAACTCGTTCCTGTTTCGGACGCTTTAAATCCAGCACCGTTCATCTTGTAATACACATAGGTCTGACCGTCCGCCTTCTTGAATCTGACGCCTGTCATTTTTCCCCAACTTGACGCATCGGGAGCTGAATCGTTGGATGATATTCCTTTTCCGCAAACAGACTGTGCGTGCAGGTCTTTTGTTCTGAACTTAATGAACAGAAGCGTACACCATACTTCAAGGTCAAGGGCGAACGCATTGGCGTAAGGATAGTTCTTTGTGATATCCGCATTCTTTGCCCTAGCGTATTTCTCGTAATCAAAACGTGACACGTTTGTCGTAGGCCATCCGTTTCCTTCCATTATGTTCACGCCTAGTTTTCCTGCTGATGTTGTTCCTTTTACCGTGTTGTCAAAAATAGATCTCTGCTTCCCATCCTTTATCGCGGAGTAACCGATACTCATTCCGAACGGTTTTATCTCTATGGCCGTATCGCCACCGTATGTAAACGGAGCGTCACTGACTAGCCTTCTTTCGTATGTATCATCCGTTCCTCCGTTGATTATCCAGAAAGGCTTGGTGTTTACAAACATGATGTCGCTTCCATCATCTGTTACATCAGCTCCGTCAATAACAATATTTGACGGGCTACCGTCAGCCATTTTGAAGAAATTGGTCTGGTCCAGGAATCCTACTACCTTACCGTCCTTTACCTTTGCCACACGGAACGAGTTGAGGATAGGATGGGATTGTTTGAACTCTTCCTTTCCTATCCATGTCTGAAAGGCTGGGTCTGCCTGTCCTCTTCTCATCTCAACTCCATATATGTTCCCCTGCTGCATCTTTATCTGTTCGAGAAGCGTTTTGTAGTCATTGGTAAAGTCGTTTGTGGATAACGCCTTGCCGTCCACCTTGTCTACCTTCTTGTCTAGGGCTGCTTTCTGTGCGGTGGATACGGGCTTTTCGGCATCGGACGTATTGTCCACATTTGACAGACCTATATTGTTTTTCGTTATATTGACATTGCCCGTCCTGTAAGACTGTTCGGCATTACCTTTCACGCCTATGACGGTATTCTTCTGTGCGCCTTTCTCTATCCCGTCAAGTTTATCTTTCAACTGGGTAGTAAAGTTATTGTCGGTATGAACATAGTCTTCGTCCATTACCATGCCTTGTCTTATCTTGGACACCGTGACGGATTTGTTCTCTTTAGGGCTTCCCGTCACACATGGTATCATCTCTTCTCCCGTAGCGGTTTCAACGGGAGACATCTGTGAAATTTTAATATTATCTTCCATTTTTTTCATTCTGTTAGTATTAAACCATCGTTTTCAAGCAATATGCTGTATCCATTTTCAGTGATTACGGTATTCCGAAGAACCTCTAGCGTTATCCTTGAATCAGCAAACTTCCATGAATTGTCAGAAAACGGCATATACCCGTCTTTCTTTACAGACAGCGACATCGTGCCATTTGCCATACCCCGTACTTTCACTGTACCGTCAGACAACGTTTTGTACTGTACGCCTCCCACCGTGACCGTTGCGTCCTGTATGGGTGAGCCTGATACGTCCACCACCGTTATCGTTACGATAGCCTTCGGTATATAGTAGTCAATCAAATCCTGCTCGGTGAATCCGTCATTCTGTTTGGTGGGAACTGAATCGAAACCGATGGAGTTGTAGAAAGCCAGGTTTGCAAAATAACCATTATGCTGATTTACGCTGAAATAAATGGGTGATATTGTATTATTTGCATCTGAACCTTCATTTACTATTGTAATTATCTGTTTTTTATTTACCAAGTCATTAGCCAATAATAGACTATTCAGATTTCCGTCAATATACGTAACACCATTTTCGTTTCTCTCATTATAAGCTATCTTATCTGCCTGATTATATATGTTGAACTTTCTCCATCCCTGTTTTGTTTGGTCATAAAATATCTTGTTCAATGAAAACGGGTTACAAGTATAGAACAACATCTTCACCCCTTGCTGCAAATTCTCCACAACACCGTAATCATCCACTCCATCCGTTACTAGGGCATTCGGATAAAGCGGCTGGAACGTAAATTTAATATCTACATTATCAAAAGTGTTCTGACTGAACGTAAGCCCAACAAACTTAGTTTTAACTGTTTCCGTATTATTGGTATAGGTATAGGCAGGAATTTCAAAAGTGCCATTACCTTTATCAATACCTCCCGATTCATACATTCCCCATTTCAAATCGTCTGGCATACCTTCCACGGTTATAGTAAATGCAGGTCTTGTCAATGTTTCACCCACAGCCACAGAATTACTATCCCCTACACCATTCTTAGTCCATACAATGCCTAATGTATCAGTGACTTTAGCAGTTATTTCAATAGAGTAATCACCAAATGTACCTACTATACTATTTGACCTATTATGATATGATTTCGCATTTAACGTATATCCTCCCACACCGCTCATTGCAGCAAATAGGAAATTGTTCAATTTAAGCGGTCTGTTGTTTCCGCTATGGTCTTGCAGGTATGGATTGGCTTTTAGTATCTCGTTTGTGGGAACGGATTGTCCTGACGGGAGTTGGGTGATGGTGATATTACAAGCGCCGACAATATTGCCGTTTCTGAATGACAGATTACCTTTTACAGCTTCCAATGGCGGAATATCATAGGTTCCGTCTGATGTGATATTGACTAATTTTACATCAGCACTATATCCCCAGTATAATTCCTGCCCGTCAACTATACCTTTCACTTCCACTTTCATTCCTGGGAAATTTTTTGTTTGGTCAGGAATGTAGCACTTTACTGTATCGTTCGGTGTAGCAAATCTAGTTATGACAAATGAGGTGCTTGTTATAATTACATCAGCATTTACAGAGGGATGCGGTCTCCAGTCATTAAAGTTTTGGCTGTATGTATCCACAGGCTTTGACATATCATACCAAAACACCATGTGCTTTGGTATCCATTTTTCTATCACCTTGTTTATATCGGTTTTTCCTGTACCTGCCGATTTTACAAGGCCAAGTCTGCCTATATTAAAAAGTCCTATCTTTCTCATTTTTCGTCCATTTTATTCCATTCCTCGGATAAAAGCAGCTTCTCAAACTCTCTTGTTCCCGTGTCGTATGTGTCGTAAGGGAAAGGGCGTTCCGTTCCGTCCTCAGGTAACGTCATAGGCATCACTTCCATAACCTTATCGGTATGGATCATATAATACAGACCGTCTGTCGATCGTCTGAAAACGGACAGATCATCTTCCGAAAACATAATCTCGGCATCTATTTTTGGTACTATGGAAAACTGCATATTATGAATTTTATCTATTATCGCAAAGATAATTAAAAAAAAGTTAAACGTATTGGTTGCATACGGTTTTATGTCGTATATTTGCTGAAAATTTAAAAAAAATATATCAATGAATGTATTAAGTTTATGTGATGGTATAGCCTGCGGTAGGATTGCTCTTGAACGAGCAGGGATAAAGGTGAATAAGTATTACGCAAGCGAGATAAATGAACCGTCTATTAAGGTGGCATTAGACAATTATCCTGATATCATAGAGTTAGGTGATATCAGAAATTGGAAAGAATGGAATATAGAATGGAAAGATATTGATCTGTTGATTGGAGGTACACCATGCCAGGATTTCTCCCGACTTGGAAAGGAAAAGCTAAACTTTGATGGTGAACGTTCGGGGCTGTTCTTTCAATATGTGAACATACTTAATCATATAAAACAGTTTAATCCAAATATAAAATTTATGCTAGAAAACGTGAAGATGAAATCCGATTGGGCTGATTTGATATCATCTCACCTTGGCGTAAATTATATATACATAAACAGTTCTGATTTCTCCGCACAAATAAGGTCAAGGTATTATTGGTGTAACTAGGAAGTGCCGTCATGGAATGATAAGGGAATACTGTTAAAGGATATTATTACAGACGGTTATGTAGAAAAAGACAAGTCATGGTGTATGCTTGAGTCATGGAACAGATTTGCCAAGAACCCCGAATCACTGTTGAGAAGATATAAAAAATCACTTACACCGTTGATATTCAACTCACCTGACTGTAATTCCGAAAAAGGTTTCAGAACACCCAATATTACGGAAGCGGAAAGATTACAGACCGTACCCGAAGGATACACCAAGTCGGTACAGCCACATATAGGCATGGGGCTGTTAGGAAACGGATGGACAGTAGATGTTATTAGTCATATTTTTAAAGGAATAAAATGAACCCGATAGTTAGTCATATATTTGCATTCCTTTGCGGATGCTCGTTTGTCATACTTGGTGCTATTTATTTTGGAACGAAAGGAGATTGAATATGAAAGTAAAGAACGGAATAATAATAGACGGAGTGCTACATGAATTGAAGGAAACGAAACATAAAGATTGTTCAAAATGTTCGTTACGTGATTTATGTCAAGATGAATTTGGGATCGCGTGTCTATGTTGGATTAGTTTAGCTTCTGAATCAGAAGTGATAAATACTGAATTTAAGTGTCGTGGCAAAGTAACAGATAATGTTTCGGTTGAAAAAGCAACAGAAGTTCTCTCTTCCGTATTAGATAATTGGGTGCATGGCGGTGATGCAGACTGTATCATTGCGGAGTTTGAGGAAAAACTAATGAAAACGAAATAAACACTCCCCCTTGCTGGTAAACGGCAAGGGGGATGATTGTTCTTATAACCCCGGACCCATAGAAAGAAGCAATGTACTATCTTTATATGCAGCACTGTTAAGGCTTACCAAATTGCTATTAATGCAATATTTTTTACTTCTATAACAATAAAGAAAAATTATAGAACAATAAGGAATATTTATAGAAAAATAAGGCCAAATTATTTACATTTTTATTTACAAATAAAATATAAATATATTGAAGTTGGAAAAACAAGTATAAAACAGATAGCTTTTATAGATTTCTACTGCCTGAGATATTTTTCCGGGGATTTTTGAGATTTTATTTGATTTTGTTTTACATTTCTACTTTTAGAATACTTCTGGTTAGCCCTTGTCAGATCCTTGATGATCGTTTCATCAAACACCTCGGAATATATCTCTGTTGTCTTGACCGATGTATGCCCCAAGAGTTTTTGGACGGTGGTTATCGGAACGCCTTGATGTACCAACAGAGTAGCACAAGTATGACGACTTGTATGGTAGGTAAATTTCTTGCTGATACGCGCCATCCTTCCCAATTTCTGCAATGTTCGGTTGGTGTCGGAATTGCAGCCTAATGCAGCCAGTTGTTCGATGCTGTCGTACTTCCGCATTATGCCCAGTGCCTTTCCGTTAAACAGCAGATATAGCGGAATATTGAGTTTTACGCCTGTTTTGATGCTGTTCAAGACCAGCCATTCCCTTCCGTCTATTGTTATCAGATTCTTATAGGTCAATTGTTTAAAATCAGAGAATCTTAGTCCGCAATAACAGCAAAACAGGAATGCGTCCAGTATGTGCCGGCTGTTGTTCTTCCTGTCCGGCAGTTCAAGATTCTCCAGCTTCTCCAAGTCTGCCGGCATCAGGAAGTTATGTTCCTTCTTCTCTTTCTTGATCTTGAACTTACGGAAAGGGTATGCCTCCTGTAATATATAACCTTCGTTTATTGCTTCGTTAACCAAGGTACGCAGTATTCTCATGTGTTTTCCTACCGTGTTTACCTTCAATCCTTTGTTGCGCAGAAATGCGTCAAACTCCTTTAGAAACGTATAGTTTATATCGGTAAACTCTATCACGTTCCGAAATTCCTTCAAAGTGGCTACCGTGCCCAGCATGTTATCCTTGGTTCCCGGTTTTCTATCAGAATTCTCTATCGTTTGTATTGCAAATTTTAAAAAAGACACAACTGGTTTAATTCCCTTTTTTACAGCCTCCTTTAACGTGGAAAGGTTTGATTCAAGTCCTCTTTTCCAGTAGCTAAGTTCTATAGCCTGCAACTCCAGTATCTTCTCATATAGCATTGCATTAAGTTCATTCGATTGCGGATGGTTTATAACTTGGGCACCATCCTTGCTCCAACACTCCGGCTTTAGATAAACATTGGTTTTAAAATATACCTCCCTCTGATTCAAATAGGCTTCTATTTGGACTAGGGCTGTTCCTTGTCGATTTAACTTGTTTTGTCGGTTATAAACCAAACGGTATCTGATCTTCTCTAACATACTCAACTTTTTGTTTTAAAGTTAAAAAAATCTTCTGTATTTACAAAATAAACCACAAAAAATGCTTCTGGGAGAACTGATCGGGATAAATGGCAGTTGGCTCAGATATAGAGGTCATATATCAGATATTGATAATGCAAATTTAAATGGTGTATATACATTTGGTGCTGAAGTTCAAAATAGTCCAGTTGATGGTTCTGGGAAATGTCTGACATTTGGTAATGGTATAGATGATTATGGACAAATAGTAGTAACGTGGGACTCAAGATTAATATATTACCGTGGGAAAATAGGTGCAGCATGGAAACGAATTCAAACAGAATAATAGCATAAGTTGAGAGCTGGGAGGACTCATCGGAATAAATGATACGTGGTTAAGGTTCAGAGATGTTATAAGCATAGAATCTCAAGACAAATTAGATTCTATGCAATATAGCGGAATCTACTTACTAACACAACCTTCAGAATTAGAATATGTCCGTAATTGTGTATTAATTGTAATCGGCAAACCTAATATCTGTTGTATTCAGAAACTATATAATTATAGCGGAAATATCTATAAATATCGAGTGAAATGGTATAGTAATACTTGGGGTAATTGGCAAACCGTATCTTTGACATGATTAAAAAACGGGTGGTCCGGTACAAGCCGATTCCACCCGATCCTGATATGCACAACGCCATGTGCGGTGCAAAGGTAATAAATATCTGAATAAACCGCTATGTTTTTCAAGATATCGGGATTTCTTCCAAATCTGATATACTGATTTCATCCGTCACGTCTGTGAAATAGAAGCGATGAGGTTCATATGCAAAAACCTCAATATTAGACCTCGACCACGTACCGTTATAAGTGTAAACATAAAAACTTGTTTCATCTTTAAAAAGTCTGATATTATTCTCTCCCTTTGCCAATAACATATTTGCAAATATACTATTGTCTGAGATGATCACACGAATATATCTGCAAGTATCCAATGTGCCATTAGGTGCACTATAGATATATAATCGATGGACAATATTTTGGCCATAATCACAAACCTTAAACAAAATAGCATTCTTATTTCCGGTAGAAATGTTATAAATCGTAGAGTTTAAGGCTTGTATACTATCGCTCAAGCCTTTATTTTCTTTCGTCGCAATCCCAATCAGTCCTCCCAGGTCAGGTTTCGAATAGATTTTATGTCAATTATCACTGTGAATTATTATCTTAGGATCTTCCCAAGTTGAAACGTCTGGATAATTCCTTTTTCTAAATATTAATATTCCGTCTATTGCTATTCCGAAGATGAAAACAGTATCTTCTAATTGTTTTATAACCAATCCTTGAACGACATTACCATAGAATCCTTCTCCAGCAAAAGCATTGAAATTGGAAACGAAAGGTTGAATTGTTTTTATAGGCATTTCATTTACAAAATCCGTAAATTCACTCCATGAAGAAAACGATTTTGTTCCCTTCGGATTTCCCAACAGTTCTCCCAGTTTTGATGCAAGCGACTGCATCGTCATTTTTGCCGCATCTCCGCTACTTTGTAAAACTCTTACATTTGCGGCATCCGTCACTGTCGGAAGTTCATTCTCATACACGTCATTTCCTGTTGCCGCAGCGGCGGCAAATGTTGAAGTTTCAGACAAAGCCATAACCATTCTTGTGGAAACCATATCCACCATTTCATCTACTGTCACATTTTGTTCGTTGCCGTCTTTATCCACAGCCTTGAAGCCAACTATATTTTCTAAATTCAAATCACTCATAATATCAATTTTTATAAAGTTCTTATATAAGTTTTCCACGCTTTAGAAGTGCCGCCAACCGATTTGTACAGCTTCTTCCTGCCACCTTTTATCTTGTACCGGGAAAGGTTGTTCCCGTTATAGTTCACGGGATAATCCGGATTGCCTTCGTTGGCATACGCCTCCATTTCATACGGAATGGTATAATACGCTGAACTCGCAGGATGGCAGATAGGGTTTCCCTTGATCCACTCGACAAAATACCGCCAATAGTATTTTACCCATGAGCCGATAACCTGTGCCTGACGCAGGTGTATGGTTTCGTGCGTCAGGCTTTCCTTACCCGCATAGGTCTGCATATACCTATCTATGTTCTCCTTGTTCTCGGCACGGTATATCATCCGTCCGCACCACATCATGAAACGGTATCCCTTGAAAGGATAATGCTTCATGGGAAGCAGCTCAGGAGTATCAAAATCACCCGGCTTGCTTGAGAACAGCATCTTGATTAATTGCCATAATTCTTTCATCATAGCGTTTCTATTTCGTATTCTAGTTTTGTAATATGGTTGTCTATACACGTATTCACCTCGTCATTGAAGTTTGCTATATCCAGTTCCACACATCCGGCACTTGACCGGGAGCTGCTGTAGATACGGACATAACCTCCGTTATTCAATGTATTTTTCGCCAGCTTCAGTTTCGCCAGTTCGTCATTGATTCGGCTGGCGCGTTCCAAATTCTCAATCTTCATGTTGTTCCTCCTTCTTTTTATCCAGATAATCATTCAACGAATCGGCCAGCAAGCCGGACAACATAGGGGTAGAACGTCTTATGATATCCACCTCCTCTTCGTCAAGTTCCACACCATCTACAGTCGACTTGAAGATTTTCTCCGCAAGGAGATGCGCCTTCAAGCCCGCTACGTTCTTATATATCCAGTCACCGAAGGCCTCAGTGATGTTACTGGCTATAAGCTTTTCTTTTTTAATCCCATCGTAAATCGGGAATTGTGCAAAATTTATTTTCATACTTTATATTTAAGGCATTAATATACGATCTTACACCAAATAAATTTTGATAACTTTTAGTTATAAAAGTCATAATTATTATTTTGGTGCTAAGGTAAGAATAAAATGCCATACTACATTAAATATTTAGTTATAAATTGTAAATACTCGGTTCTCATAACTTTAGAGAACCGAGTATATTTCATTAATGCTTTATACATTTAATCTTAAATTCTTCACTGCCTTTTAGTTTCGCTATCAGACTTTCAGCTTGTGCTTTACAGTCTATGCTTTCTACATCTGTAAATATTCTTCCGCTGTAGTCTGCTTCTATGCGTTCTCTTTTGAGGAGGCGTACTGCTTCAGTAAAGTTGCGCTCGTTTCTATAACCAGTTTGCATCCGTTCCTTAACTTTGAGGAGAATGTTTTCATGCGATGATTCCCCTTCTGTCGCATTCTGATCTTCGAGTGTTATAGGACGACGATCTGTGTGTGCAAGCATGTATTTCATATATTGAAAAACGTCATAGTAAGAGCAATGTACACTATCAGTGTATTGTTTGCATGAGATTAAATTTTGTGCTGAAACAAGATTGCTTTGCGCCTTTGTTTTCATCATTTAGTATGAAATTTTTGTATTATGCCCATATTTTAATTTGCGCAAATATACATTCTTTTTTCTGATCCACCAAATACTCTATAAATGCAACTCGTATTTTTAATAAGTTTTAATTTATTAATCTAGATGATTCTCCAATAGGTAGCAATTTAATGCAGCTCAATTCGATAGAATTATCACGTCTATTATGACTTACCACCAGCAAAAAAAAGAGGGTATTGCGAATGATTTTCATAGTGTCTTTCCACACGGTGTCACATCCCTTTAAAGAATGAGGTTGTGCCAACGTTTTGACACAACCTCTTAATACATTTTTTTTCAAAGAACTACTTATTATAACTTTTAGTTATAATATACAATTGATTTTATCTTTGGTGTCCGCTTGTATATCAGTGCCATATTTAAATTATCCGCAATAAAACATAACCCAATAATTACCCATACACTTAATGAAGCCGGATGCAAAATCCAAATCAATATAAGACACCTCCTGTTCTCCGGGAGCAGGCAGGATCCGTCCTCCTGTCAATCTTACTCCGCCGCTCATACGTTTGAAGTATATAGTATGTCCCGGAACTTCCGGAGGAAGTGTCACTTCTATATTGCCCGTATTAATAAACATCACATTATCATCATTGTTATTCAATGAAGCTTTGACAGAGATATTCCTCCAGTTGCCAACTATGCCACGAAGAGAAACATAGCTGTCATTGTTCGGATGAAGGAAAATGTTACCTCCCTCCACGAATAGAGGAATGCTCGGAGTCTTGATGTGCATTCCGATCATGGCATTTGGACTCTGTATGTCAATTCCAGCATCATACTTAATCCCTTCAATGGTGACAAACTGCGTGTTTCCCCCGATTCTTACGTTTGCAAATGTCCTTTCGTTATAAAACTCAATTTGTCCGGCAGACAGGTTGAAACCGACGTATTTATTTGTTTCATTTTCATAAAGGATCTTTGAGGACAATACTCCCGAATCGATGGAGAACGGACCGATACGTCCTTTATCCGCTGTGATTGTTCCTGTAATTTCTGCTAATTTGCATTTAAAGTACCCGGTTTCACCGTTGATAAGAAGAGTTTCACCTTTGTCATTAAAAGACTTGAGGACCTTGTCTTTGAACATAAATCCGGCTACATTCGCACCATCGGCAAATAGGGTGTCAGTAGCGATATTCACAAACTTCTGCATGGCTTCCCAGTTCGAATCCCCGTTGGCTGATGTGGGTGCAGCGGTAACGGAAGCACCGTAATTCTTTACAAGGAAATTATAATAAACTCCCCCTATCAGATATATGACCTTATCCCGGTAATCCGCATTCCAGACATAAGTCTGTCCTGATGTGAATACACCTCTGTCACGGGGAAACGCCCCTGTTGCTCCTGTTGCTCCTATGGAACCATCATTAGCAACACCCACCCCTTTTTCAGCGATAAAATTATTATTCCATGCGTTCGCGTCCGATGCGGATTGATAAGCCCGGACGGCAAACTGGGTGTATCCGGCTGTCGCTGGAACAGATATCTGATTGCTTAGGATAGCACCTACATGAGCCAGCCAGCTTCCGTTATATTTGCGTGCGACAAGATAGAACCTGTTCGTATCGCTCACATTACCGCCTACATTCTGTTTCATGGTAACGACAAACGCTGATGGTGACGGTGTGCCTGTTGACGTGAAGTTTATCGTGCTTACCGGGCTGTCAAGCCAGTACGAAGCGGACGGTTCGACACCGGAAGTCATTTCCTGCCAGTCGGAGTTGACAGCCTTGTCCGATCTCTTCCCGGAAAGTATGTAACCGCCATCCTTCTTTCTTAGATAACGCCCACCTCTCACACGAAGAAGCGGAAGTGGCGGATTGGATGTTTGAACCTTGCTTAAGTAAGATCCTCCAGCAAACGATACTGTACTGTTCTTGGCATACGGGGTATTGGCGGACTCCCAATGTCCTGCGGCTGTGATGCTCTCACCGTCAGCACCGTCCTTACCGTCAGAAAGCATGGGAACGGTTTCAATATCCACTATCTGGTCATTCACGTAAAAGATAAACTTCAATGTCTTCGTAAAGTCTCCGCTTGATATGGCTGTATTGTTGTTTATGGTAGTTTCTGCTCCACCGTCTATGCTGTATTTCAATGTACCGTCCGTTGTGGTGGATATCACGCCACCCACTGACTTTTGCCTGTAACATGATACGGAAGACACGCTGTAGTTCCCGTTCTTGTCCTTGCTTACAGAAGTGGCAGAAACGATTATACTGTATAGCACGGCATCTGAACCGTCCGCACCTCCACGGACCCCGGCTACAGTGAATGACAGATCACGGGAATACTGCTGCCCGTTCTTTGTAGCCCTGATTGTGATCTTCACCGTGTTTGTCGCAGCAAGAGTAGCTCCGGCAGATACCGATATTGTCACCACTCCCGTATTCTTGTCTGTCGCACACAGTAGATTTGTGTCAGGTGTACAGGTGATGCTGTCAAGGGTGAGCTTTTCCGTTCCATACCACATGCTGACAGTTGTATTCCAAGTCTGTGAGGACACGACCTTCCCGTCCGAAGTAAGGGCTGCATTGACCATCTCGTTATCGAAGTCCGCCATGATGGCATTCTCTCCGTCCTTACTCCAGCGATGCACCACGGCAGGATCACTGAACTCAGACCATACGCCGTTTTCCTTAAAACGTGTACAACCCCATTCAACCTGATGGTCTATGTCCGTACCAAGATAATTATCCGTCCAGCCTTCCGGAACATAACCATCTTTCTGCTGACTGTCCGGCTTTTCAGGGGTGTTATCTATGATATTGCCTCTTGTGTATATATACTCATAGCCCTTACCGTCTTTCCCGTCCGATATCATAAGCTGCCATCTTCCGTCCTGATAGATGTAGGTGGCGCGGTCAGTTGTGTTACGGTATGAATCACCGTTTTTCGGGTTGGCTGGAGCCGTGGCAAATTCACCAAGGAAAGTGATGCTCTCGCCTTTCAGTTCACGCCCGTCAAGAAGCATGTCCCAGTCTTCGTTAACCTCCCAGTCGGCAGGTTTCCCAGCAAGATAATAACCACCGTCCTTCTTTCTTAAGAAATTGCCGCCTTTGATACGCAATATTCTGATGGGAGGATTGGAGGTTTCCACCTTGGATATAAAGACACAGTTGGCAAGAGTGACCATTGTATTGGCACTATATGGTGTGTTGGCGGACTCCCAATGTCCACCACCGACTACAGACAAGCCCGGATCACCTTTATCACCTTTGTCCACTTGTTTCAGCCATGCCGAATTAGTCTCTGATGGTTCGGTTGTCGTTCCGTTATCATCAACACACAACCACAAAGCCCCGTTGTGTGACACCTGGTTATAGTAGGCGTACTTACCTGCGGTCCATTCACCTTTGTACAACGGAACACGCACTGTCTGTCCGGTGATCTCATCCACCTGAAAGATAAGCCCGGTCATGATAATGTTTTGAAGAACGGCCGAGTAATTGTCCGCATTAATACCGGCTACAGTCATGCCTTTTTTCTTGCCGAACCACGCAGGCATCTGCGCCGGCTCCGGGTCCCAAGTGTTGGCATTGTCAAAGAATGTAATACAGTTGTTTCCGTTGACTGAATCAATAAGTATATAAGTCTGACGTTCCGGGTCCGTAAAATTACCTGTTTGTGCCAATACCATCTGCTCGGCAGGTTTCCAGTCAGAATGTCCCGGACGGGGAATGACAGTAAATTTCTTGGCGGTATAATCTGCGGCAGTCACCCGGAATTTCATCTCTTCAAAGCCATTCAGCTTGCCTTCGCTATTCTTAGTCACAAAATAGGTGGTAAGGATATCATCAACAAACTGGCTCAATCCGTCCGCGTCCGTCAGATCGGGAGTGATGGTGTAGGTTCCATCGCCGTTATCCACGTATGACAATACGCTACAACCGCCACCGGGGGAGTTTACCATACGTCCTTTGAAATAGGTTGTACGGTTATAGGCTATTTCAGGGACAAACAAACGCTTACGGAAAACGCCGCTTCCCATTTCCATGTCACCCTTTTCGTCTATGTATCCACCTGATACACCAGTAACGAAATCACCGAACTTGGCATATTTCTTAATCAAGACTCCGCCCAGTAAGGATAACAAGTACTTAGTGGAATCCGCCACGTCCTTCCGCAAGAATATCTCTTTCATCTTCTCCACACTGTTCTCTATCTCAACCATTACACGTAATGCGCTCATCACGTCTTCATCGGTGTAGGTAACATCCCTGTCACCCTGCTTCACAATGCGGTTTATCAGATTCCCGGATATCTTAAGACCTTTAAGAAAATTGATTATGCCTTGCGCATCATCGTTATTCAGTGCTGACAAAAACCAATTAAGCACAGGAGTATCATCGTCTAGTGTGTATGCGGATTTAGCATGATCGGCATTTGTTATATTGCTACTTCCACCGCCACTTCCCGTTCCGCTTCCCGTACCACTTCCACCCAATGTTATATTTGTCGTATTCTGCGTTGAAGCCGTTTGATTTTCCTGCGCCAACCGTTCATAGAAGGACAGTATCTTTCTTCTTGCTATGGTGCATGAATATGACGGAAACATATTCTCTTTGGAATATTTAATCTCCAAAGACTGTATCTGCAACTGCATATCCACTATCTGACCGCTATCAGAGAAATCGAAAACGCCTATTCCATCATCCCTTACCTTTAGCATATTTCCTTCTATGAAGTCAATGAAAAGGTTAGGATGCTCTGCGACAAATCCACTAGATATGTCTATTGAAACAGTTTTATTCTCATGGTCATATTTTGACAGGTAGTCAAGAGCCGCCTTTTCAAGCGTATTCTCAGCCATTGTCACATACGATTCGGGCATGACAATATTCAGAATGACAAACTCCGTTCCTGCTGCAATTGAAGGAGATTTACCATCCGTGTAAAGGGGAAGTTTGGCATTGTCGCTATCCGTTCTGTAACATGATATTTTATATCGTGCCCCCTTATTAAACATGGCAACATCCTCTTCCGTTTCTCCTGTACCACCGTTTACTTCACCGTAAAGAGGAATAATACCGTTTTTGTTTATCTTAAATTCCGTTCCCGTATAAGTTCCTGTACGCATACTGAACACCGCGTCCGTTACAGAAGCGTATTTATAATAGAACCTGTCCTGTAAACCGTCCTGATTACCGAAATGTATGTTGCAGGTCATTTCCTCACTAAAGCCTATCTTACAGCTTTCAGCAGGAACATCGGAATCAAACGTGAACTCAACACGTATGGTGACTGTCGTATTCCGACCTTTTTCTATATATCCTACAAGAGCGGTCTTGTCGTAAGGTATTTCAAGCATACCAGTAGCACCTTCCTCTCCGATAACAACCTCTTTCAAAGGAGAAGCCTGACCCAATACACGGCTCGTAACCATACGTAGGTTAATCTTCACCTTTTTCCCTACAGCATCACTTCCTATAGGTAATATGCTGAAAAGCATCTTTCCTGAGAATGTGGCAGTAACCTTTACAGGTTGATCATAATATACCCTTGTACCATATATATCAAAACGCTCGAAATCCCTGTACTTGTCAAACATAGCATGGGGTTTGTACTGGGGCTGCACATTGTCGTTTATCTTGTCGGATGAATCACCGTCCTCATATACCTTGTACCCTAGGTTGAATCCTGGAGAGGTCATATAAATGAAGAAACTGTCACTATCATCACTCTTTATAGGAGTAGACCCGATGATTTTATCTATTCGTGTTGCTGCGCTAGCACCCTCACCTGCCACCTTTCCCGATTGAGGGTCTGGTTCTCCATCCGCCTTGTATGTATCCCATTCTGGAAGTCCTGACGGGTACAGATCGCCAAGCTTTTTCCCTCTGATGGAGGGATATATCCCACTGAACGTGTTTGATATGGTTTTCCCTCTTACACCATAGTTCTTCAATCCGTATTCACTGTCAATGAAATATCTTATATTCCCGTCAGAATCATTCGGAAGAAGGATGTACGGGCAATAACGTGATTCATCGGCAGGCTTAGCGTCCTTCTTGTATTCAGGCGGAACGTTTCTGCTTCCGCCTTGTGGTATGATTCGGGTTATGACAGGTGTGCTTGTGTCTACGGAAGAGGAAACTTTTACAGCACCCCCACCGTCACCCTGCTTGAATGTCCAGTTTACGGACGGTCTAGCCTTATCTGTAATGGTTATTATCCCACCGTTTGCTGTGGTTGAGAAGTAATAGTTGAGATAAAACTTGTCATAGAAGTTCTTCAATGCTTCAAACAGGTTGGTCCCATCGGTTATGTCAATCATATCCTCTGTCAGTTCGCCTTCTGCATCCACATTCAATGTCCATGTACCAATGCCTGTATATCCCACGTCCAATGAAGCATTGTAAAATTCTATATTTGCTTCTATACGTGCGGCAAGCTGTTTTGCATCACCCCAAAACTGGAACAGACCGCCATGTGTGTATCTTATCTTATTTATTTCCCCACCTGTTCCGCTTACTATGTCAAGAAATGCCACATTCTGCAAAAGCACCTCCTTACCGTAAAACAGAAGGGAGTATTTGTATTTCCCTGCTTCGTTAAGATTATCTCCCGATGGGGCTTGGTACAGGATGAATGTATTACCATTATATACGACTGTATCGTATTCCGATTCGCTCTTTGAGTTATACGCCTTGAACTCTATCGGAACAACGGAAACGACTTCACAAGTCAATTTTCTTACTTCCTGCAAAGACGGGCTGTATGAAAAATCAGCACTTTCCGCAACAACTTTATTTCCTCTTTTAATCTGTAAAATCATTGGTCTTTAAATCGCTGGTTGGTCAATACTGAAATTTAACGAAAATGTATATGCAGACACAAGTTTATCCGGGTTCTGCAAGTCCTGAACGTCCTGATAACTCATCTTTGCGCCTGTTTCAAAACCAGTGCATCTTATCACCTGCTTTGCCGATTCGCCCCATATATCATTCCATATAGAAAATGAAGATGAACCGTAAGGCGTATCTGGAGTGGCAGGTATCACATTGGTTATATATGAATAGAACGAACGGATATTCGTCTTTACCGTTTCCACATCTCCCAAAGCGGCAAATGTTATGCTTCCTTCCGTTGGCTGGTAAACAGGCGTTACAGGTTCGTACACCTTCTGACCGTTCTTGTCATACCATTTTTCGGCATAGGCTTCCTTTCTTGTCGGCAAATCCCATAATCCCTTGCTTTCAAGTATATACAGCCTGTATGTGGCATACAAATCCTTTGCCGTATCGCTTCCTTTCTTTATAAAATATTTAGATATAGACATCCGTTCAATTTTCAATTAATGCAAAATTAGAAAAAATATTTTAAAAAACAATCAACTTCACAAATTATTTTTCTATATTTGCATCACAATCGGTGCTTTGGATGAGTGGTTTAGTCAACGGTCTGCAAAACCGACCACAGCGGTTCGATTCCGCTAAGCACCTCAAGTGATTGGATTTTTTTGTTCGTAATCAATCTCAAACGCCCTGCCAACTGTGAAGCTAGCAGGGCGTTTATATTATCAGTCAATTATAACCTTTATCGCATTTCCGCCTGACCTTGGGGCAATGGAAACGACACTTAGGAGTGCTGTCTTTATCGCCATAGTTGCGGCAAGCTGCTGCTTGAGAACTTCAAGCTGTGCCAGTTGTATGACTGTCATGTTCGTTCCGCCCGTTCCTGCCGAACCACCGTTTAACGATACCAACTGACGGAGAAGATCGCTTTGTACAACCATTTCGTATCTCATTCCGTTAAGATAACCCAATGCCTGGTTGAATGTATTCTCGTCAACTCCTGCAATGGCATTGGACAGACCTTCCGCATTTTCCTCCGTTTCGGTAAGCATACCACCAAGGGCGTTGTTTATCTCATTGACTACACCTCCGGCTTCCGCAAAGGCTGATTCCAATGAACCCATTACATTTCCTAGTATTATAAGTTCATCCTTGTCTATCTTGTTGTCCGCAAACATACCACCTTTACCGTCCGCTCCAAATAATGTAGTCTGTACCTGTTGCATTGCCTTTTCTATGTACTGCTGCCGAACCCAGCTTTTAACAACATCTCTCATAACGTCCGCTACGGTATTCTTGTACGCCTTAGCTGCATCTTCCCCTTTTAGCCATGCTTCAACAAGAGCGTCACCTATCTGACTAGCCCAGCCTTTCAAGTCAATACTATACAACTCACTGGCAAGTGTTTCTGTATAATATCTTATCTCGTACTCTAATTCTTTTATGGTCTGTTTGTAATCTTCTACCTTTTCCCTGTCAGTTTTTTTCTTGCCCTCTTCGGCAGCTAGAATTTCTTTTTGAATTTGCAACTGCTGTTTTAGGTTTGATTCCTGTTGGGATGTCACCTCATCAAGTCTTTCCGGGTCTATAATGTGCTCAAATTCTTTTTCGAGCATACTGTAAATATTTGTAAGTTTCTTTGATTCGAACTGTAAGTTCTCTATATGTTGTTGAAGCCTAGCATCATGTCTTTCTGAAAAACCAGTAATAATATTACTTACAGCCCCAACAGCAGCGACAGCAGCACCAGCCCATCCACCAGCAGCAAATCCTTGCATAATAGAACCTACTCCACTTACAACATCATCAACAGCACTAGAAACCTCTGTAAGACCAGACGAATCTCCGCCAAACGAATCTATCATATTGGAAATACCTTTAATAGAGTCAGAAGTCATTTTCCCCCATTTATTAATGCTGTCACCTAGTTCTAATGCCTTTTTAATCATTTTAGACATCTCTCTAGCGGAATCTCTAATAGCTGAATTTGTTCTATACGTTTCTTGTGTTTCAGATTTTTGAACTTCTAGCTGCTGAATCTTCACACTACGTGCAAGCATTTCTTGTATATTTCCTTCTTTTAGTGCTTTGTTATATTTATTACGTTCTTCGGCAATCTCAGCATTTATTTGTTGCTCTTCCACTAATGCAGCAGAAGCGTTTGCATCCGCTCTTGTTATTCTGTTTTGCAAAGCGGCTTCCACACCATCACTTATTAATACGGATGTATCAGATCTTTTATTATACAAAATATCCAACTGTTCATTTACACGTTTTATTTCCTGTTGGTATTGTTTTGCAGTAAGATTTCCAGCTTGAAAATTCAATGTAAGCATCTCTCTTATTTTGTTAGACACACGTGTAGCTGCTTCCACTGACATAGCTTCTATTGCTCCATAAAAATTTTGATAGTCTGATGTTAATTTCATCAATTCCATCTGCTCGCTTTTCTTCAATGAATTTGCAAGAGATATATTACCCATACCTTTTGCTGTGGAAATTCTTTTAGCATACTTTTGTTCTATGTTTCTTGTCTTATCAAAGTAATTACCGTATTCTGCAAGGTCATTCGCATATTGTTTTGCCATCTCACCGAAATAGCCTTTCCATGCGTCAATCATTCCTTGTATAACCTCTTTCTGATCTTCTCCGATATTCTTATTCCCCTTAATTGCCTCCTGTATCTGATTTATATACTGGTTCATTGAGGTGAATGAAGATGTATCGGGCACGACAGAAACGCCAAGGTCAAGATTCATTCCTGCCAATGCGGATTGCAGATCGTTGTATATACCTGCCGCAAAACTTTCAGCCATAGTAGATGTATCACCACTGAACTGAACGGCAAGGTCTAAGGCAAGTTCGGAATCACCCGTTATTCCAAGTATGTCACTGTAAAAGTCATACTTGTTCCTGTATCTGTCAAACTCATCTGTAATTCTTTTCATTACCTTCTTGGCTGCATTAACATAAATTTCAGAGGACAATTCGGCTGCTTTCCTTGCATTTTTAACAGCATCCTGTGGAACACGTGTTTCCAATTCCTTTGCAGCCTTGTTATAATTGTCAACAATAGCCTGTTTGTCATATACAATATCCACGCCAAGTTTTAACGCCTGTGAACCGTAGATGGCTTCAATCTGCTTTTTGGCTTCTTCCTTGCCTATGTTAATGCTCAAATCCTTGAACTTGGAATAGGCGGATTCAAGCAATGACAACCTGTTTTTCCAAAGATCAGCAAGAGGATCTCTTTTTTGTGCTTCCTTCTTCTGTTTTTCTAGTTCAAGATTGAATCGTTTTGCTGTTCCTGTAGCCTTTGACATCGCTTCGTTGGCAACGTTAATCTCATATACCGTTTGTTGTACTTGCTCGGCTTCATAAGGGCTTACAATTCCTGTAATTTGATACTCATCGCCAAGTTTCTTGACCTTTCCTTGTTTAACATACATATCAATGGTACGCTGTAAATTTTCTATTGAACTTTTGGCGTCCTTATATTCCTGTTTTACCGATTTAAAATAATCCTCCATAGATTTCACATCGGCAGCCTTTATAGCAATAGTCCATTTATGCCCTGTAATATCATCAAGAGATTTTTTCCATCCTGTCAAACCTTCTTGTGCTTCCTTATCGTCAAGACGTATTTGCACTTGCCACTCTTTTCCAGCCAAATCCTCAAATACTCTTCTAGCGTTTTCTCCAAATTCCTGCGCTTTAGTGAATTGTTCTATCTGGGATTTTAAAAAATACAATTGCACTTCATCGTTCAAATTAATACTTCCAAACGCATCAACCAATCGTTGTTCTACATATCTTGCAAACTTATTAAACGATAAGGATATTTTTGTCATTTTCCCTTGTATCCCTACTTCTAGTTTGTCATATTCCTTCAATAGAACATTGCTATCAAAGCCAACCTTATCGGTAAACAACTGAAAAGAACCAGCACTTTTTGTTTCAACAGCCAAAGAACGTACCTTTTCTATTATTGTTGCAGCAGACGCACCCTTGTTTATCAGCTCGTTTAATTCCGTAGTCCATTTTTCTGTGTTATTACTAACCTTGGCTATTTCTTTTGCGGCATCTACCACCTCACCCCTAAATTGTTCTATACGATTTCCAGCAGCAGATAACGCCACAGCACTCTCTTCATAATCTTTCAACAATGTAGATAGTGAATCATCTTGCCAAAATAAAGCGGATGTGTCGGATGCTTTATCTGCTTTAAGAAACATATCCGATTCAAGAATATTCAACTTGTAAGCCGATTCCAATTGAGAAAGTGCTCTCTGTAAAAATTCTACACGCTTAACAGCATTATCTATTTCTTTATTTTGTTGAATAATATATTTTCCAATCTCACCATATTTAGACAATACTCCAGTAAGCGTTTCCTCATACGACTGCAACTGTTTCGTGTCAAGCTGTTCAAGATTTTCCGGGGTGAGTTTATCGAAGTTTATCTTGTCAAGGTCTTTTTGCAAGTCACTGTATGATTCGCGGAAAGACTTTGCACTGTCCTTTATCTTCTGATTGAACTCTTCCGAACGTGCAGACATCACATGAAACGCTTCCGCTACAAGACCTGCAACGGTGAGTATTGTCATAAGCGGATTAGCCTTTATCGTAAGCCACAATGTTTTCAATGAATTTGTCAATCCGAATGTTGCCAGTTTGAATCTGTTCATCAACATTGTCGTTTTTGTCATAGACAACATTCTTGCAGCTTCCGCACCTGTCAGTTTAAGTTCGGTGACAAGAAGGTGCCGTTCAGCTTGTGTCAACATATTCGTGGCAAGGATACGTTTTGCCATCTCTGCCGACATCTTTCCCGAATTAACGGCAGCAGCTATCTCTACGGCAGACAGTTTGGATGCTGTCGCTATCTTCCATCTCTCGGCAGTAGTTAGCGTTCGGTACATTGCAGCCTGCTTAAGCAACTGGGCTTCCCGTAATTTCTCAGCCTTAATTGCATTAGTTGTTGCTACAACTTCTTTTCCTAACATGGCTGTTCTAGCCAACTGCAATCCTTTCAATGCGGCATATCCTACAGCAACACCCTCTATTGCCTTAGAGAAGTATCTCCAGTTGTTCATTGCATCGGTTATGCTTCCAACAATTCCTTTCAGAACGGAATCATTCGCCTCGCCTATATCATTCATCATAATCTTGTATGAATCGGCTAGGTTGCTTACCATACCTTTCAAAGACGCAGCTTGTATTTCCTGCATTTTGTAGAACATACCACCATCTTCCGTCATTGTGGTAAACATCTCCCGAATATACTCAAAAGGAATCTGACGTGTTGATATGGCGTTGAACACATCATCAGTAGTTTGAGCCACACCTCTTACTTCTTCCAGTTTTTTTCTCAATGAATCCAATGCAGGAATACCGGCCTCTGTCAACTGGCGTAATTCCTGCCCCCTTAATACACCTGCGCTTCTTATCTGACCATAAGCTAGGATGATACGCCCCATATCCACACCAAGACCTGCGGAAACGTCCGCAAGGCTTTTCATTGTACCGTACAATTCGTTGACAGGTATCTGGAATGCTGCAAGCTGTTTGGTATATCCAATCAAATCACTGAACTGGAAAGGAGATATTACAGCAAGCCCCTTAATCTGACTGAATATCTGGTCAGCCCGTCTTGCATCTTGTATAATGGCACGTAAAGATACCTGTTGCAGCTCGAACTCTCCACGAATGGCAACAAGTTCCTGAAACATATCTCTGAAAAAGTAGAATCCTGCATAAGTCTTTATCGTATTGACAAACTCACGCATCATTCTGCTCTGCTTTGTCAGTTCCTCGGTAAATTCCTTTGAACTTGCGGCATTTTTCTGATTGGTCTGCTGCATCTTTGTTCCATAGGATGTAGCTTCGTTTACAAACTTGTTGTGTTCCTGTATCTTCCTGTTGAGAAGAGTAAGGGTATGGTTATAGTTTGCGTCAGTCGTATTAAGCGCATTACGCCTGTTCGTTAATTCAGAAATAAGATTGTTAGCCTGATTGATAGACGTAGGATTGATGCTCAACAATTCATTCGTTGATGTTTTTCTTAAAGATGATTGCAACTTCTCCAATCTGCCTTGCAATTTCTGAATAAGAGCGTCAGCCTTTGTTATCTGATTGCTGTTCAAAGGAATATCAACCTTAAATTTATTCAATAATTCAAGTCTTTTTTGTATGGCAGCAATTTTCTTGTTCAAGTCCTCAGCACTTCCCTCCGGCATACCAAGGGCAAGTCCAGACTGACCAGAAAGGTATTGTAGATACTTCTGATTGGTCTGCTGCATCTTTTTATTCGCCTGCTCCTGCTTTGATGCTTGTTTATCCATCTCCTTTGTCCGTGCAATCTCCATCTCGTATTGCTGGCGTAGAAGGTTAAGTTCTCTTTCATCGGAAATGGACAATTTAGGCGCACTGTTAGCAGTAAGGGAATATGCCGTTTTCAATCTGTTCAATTCAGCCACAAGATCATCTATCGCTTTCTTCTGACTTTCAAGATTGGCTTTTCTTGTAGCCATCCCCTTATCTCCGCCTGCATTGCCTAGGTTACGGTAAGTCTTTTCCAGCTTGTCATACTCTCTTGTCGCTTCGACAATCTTGTTTGACAACCCTTCCATCTGAACAAGTATATCCATTTTCTTGTTCGACTTTCCTTTCCCTACCTTGGACGCGTTTTCATTCGCTTTATTTATCTTATCTACAACCTCGCTAAGTTCTGCATTCATTTTGCCTATATCGGTCAACATAGGCTTGAAGGACATCTCCTGGTTAAAGGTGTCCTGCAACTTCTTCTGTATATCCTTTATCTGTTTGTCAAGACCGGAATCATCTAGCCCAATCTTAAACTTTAATGCTCCTAAATCAACATCAGCCATAGTTATTGTTTTTTTAATTATTGCAAAAATAGCAAAAATAAACACAATAGCATGATTTACAACAAACAAAAATCCATTAGCATTTTTTAACATATTAAAAATTGTGGATAAAAACGATTATGTTATCTTTGCAAAAAGATAAATGTATTATGGCATTTATAACCAATTAAACACTATTTAACTAAATTGGTATCACCCTTGGTAGAAGGGGATGAGGACGTGGAGTGGTCGGCAGTAGTCGGGACGGTGAAACGTCAATATGTATGTGTATAAACGTATATAATTACCTGTGGAAAAACAATATAATTGAAAAGCGAATACTAGTAAATTTATGAATAAGCCGTTTTCTATATTGCTATTTTTTTTGTTACTGTCGTGTTCTTGTTCACGCAAGCTACTTCCATCTTCGACAAATACAACTATAGTAGACCATAACACGACAGTAACGGAAAGAGTAGTATGGCAATCAAAAATAATAACTCTTCCAACAGAACACATACAACATACAACATTTGAAGATAGTTCACACTTGGAAACATCATTAGCCGTATCAGACGCTAAAATAATGTCGGATGGCAGGCTTTTTCATAGTTTGAAAAACAAGAAAGACTTTCTACAAGACAGTATTCCATCTTTGGAAAAAGAAACGGTAGTGACGAAAGATTCGATAATAACCGTAGAGAAAATTGTAGAAGTAAAGGTAGAAAAGGAATTGTCTAAATGGCAAAAAATACTAATCAATCTTGGATACATAGGTATCGGTTTCATATTGTTTTCAGGTTACAAAATAGCCCGAAAGTTCGTGTAACTTTCGGGCTTTTTTTATTTATCTGTGTCAATTTGTACCTTAATGCTTTTTTTTAAATATTTCGCAACACTATCCATTACACACTCAACACACCAACCTATAAGGTATGCAAAATGCTCATCCTGCCCATTTTGATACCCCATTGCTATATCACAATAATCAAATACATTACATACAAAATGATATGATTCATGAGCAACAGTTCTTACCCCTATACCATCGTTGGATAACCAAATAAGTACACCTAAATGGTTTGTACTTTTTTCCCTTACAAAAATAGTCATGCCATTACAGCTCTTAATTTCATCTTTGGATGTATCTATCGGGTCATGATTAAGTTTGGTGAATTTTCTATGTATTTTTCCCCATTGATCATCTCCCACTGCAACATACAGTTTAAGGGGATATATTTTAGGATCGTATTTTGTTATCATCGCAAAACATCTTTTAGTAATATATCGGGATGCTCTTCTTTAGGTTTAGATTCTTTGAATCTATATATAAAGCCACTTGCATCCTTATTGGCTTCCTCATATAAATCTTCTGTAAGAGAAGCCTTGTACAACTTAACTTTCTCTTCAAAATGATAATCAAGTTTAGGCTGGTCCATTATTACTGCCTGTATATAACTCCATGAATATTTCCATAGCAAAGCCCAGTCCTTGATTATCATCAATCCTCCGAATAGCCTTAAATCTCCTCTGAATTGGGGGAAATCTTTTTGGATAGATCCTCGTGAGCCGATTTTGCATCGAGAGATAATTTCATGGCATCCTTCTTGCTTAATGTCGCTGTCGTATCTATCAAGAACGCTAAACGGATTGTATTTGTAAAAAAATCACTTACATTAGCCCCCTCCACGATGGCTTCTATCAACGGAGTAAGTTCCTTATGGTCATAGTGCCTGCTTAACCACCAAGCGTATATACGTCTTGCAAAAGGAATTATTTCAAAAAACCAATAGTTGTTCAACACTCCTGCCGCTGCAACTTTGTACGGAATAGACGCATCATTTTTCATAATTGCAATCATTTCCTTTTTTGCTGTATCTGGATTGATAATATCACGTATCAGCAGCTTATCCACAATATAGTCATATGCGCCTAATCTAAGACCACGCACCTTGAATTTCTTATTGCCAACCATAACCTCTTTGTATTTATGAGTGGCAAACTTCTGCATCTTTATCTGATCGTCTAAATCAGGCTGTTTCCAGTTAAATAGTCCCATGTGTTATTAATCTAGCTTAAATGGTTTTACTGTTAATTTACCTTTTACATCCACTTTTGATATGTTTTCAGGTGTATTTGTGGAAACGAACACTTTCGTATATTCCGATGATATTATTTCAATACTAGCGTTATCAAGCAATGTAATATACACTATGCTATTGTCAAGTGCAACAATATTTACATGACTGTTATCCTTGACATACATTTCTCCTATACCATAGTCATTATAGGTGACAACACAATCACAAGCTCCATTAAATATAGACCATTTAGGATTGCTTATGAACAGGTTTGTATCATCAACGAATACATTAAACTTCTCCCTAAATCCTGCAAACTCCTTCTTGATTATTTCATTTGACGGGTATCTGTTAAGCAGGCAGAAATCAATGTATCTAATATACATCTCGCATAATTCATATTTATCTAGGTTACCCCATTCGTTCAATCCTTTTTCGCAAGCTCCAAGACTTATAGCCTTTTGCTTTAATTTATCAGACAATTCTTTATCTGTCATGGTGTTATTTTTTACAGCAAAAATACAACAAAGGTTAACAAAAATCAAACACAATCAGTTAAAAAACAATAAAAGCCGGACAAAAATGCCCGGCTAATAATATATAACACAACTTATCCGCCAACTGAATTATCCAATTCCAGAACCATCATGGTTTTCAAATATTGTGTATTAACTTCCAATGCTGTAACTGTCACAGAAAATCCAAGATAACCTGCGTTACTAGGCGCACCTGTAAAGCTAACGGCCCATGATGCTTTCGGGAAGAATATCATACGATCACCAGTACCATTGATAATACCGATAGGGCGTACAAACTGTTTAAACGCACTTGCTCCAAATGCTTTCAATTTTTGAGTAGTACCTTTTCCGAAAGCGTCTTGTGTGTCAGTCAGAGAATCCAAATTCAATTCAGGAGTTGTATTACCAGTAGTAAAGAATGCAAATGCAGCCTTAGAGGTAGACATACCTGTAAACGTGAATGCCATAGTACCAGGTGTGATGTTCTGGAACACGGTAGCACCTTGTTCATTCTTGGTTTCAGAAGTGTCAGCGTCCGTTCCTGCGGATTCTGTAGTACCAGACTCAATATTAGGCAGGATTTTTGGATTCAAAAATGATGAATATTGAGTCGAATCGGTAATTTCAATAGGATCAAAAGTCAAAGCAGCCGACTGCCCGTTCAAGTAAGCAGGGCTGGTGTCTAAATTTACTCGTGCCATTCTATTTTCTAAATTTAAAAGGTTATTACTATATGTCGAAAACGTATCTATTGATGCGTTTTCACTCTTTTTTCTTACGGTTCCCATGCGGCTAATCTTTATAAATATCAACGTTTAACAGAACGGATGTATAATAAAATCCGACACCATCAAACATTGGTGGTAAAACATTAAATATTTTAAAATGAAGCTGCACAGCCTTTTGAGGAAATAAGTCCACAATCTTCTCACTTAACGCATCCATAATTGACGGATAAATATTACCTGGTAACGCTCTAACAAACAAAGTAACTGTAGCCATTGTTTCGCCCTTCCCAAAATGTCCATAAGGACCATTTTCAGTGTTGCTTACAATCCTAGTATTATTGTTTACGACAATAAAACTCGTTACCTTATCATCAACATTTGCAGGACGCTGTACTTTATATACATCATCAGCAATATTCTCGTCCAATACAATATTGTACAAGGTTGTATTTATCGTTGAAGGATTAAAGTACCCCATTTACCTCACTTAAAATATTTGTTCAACATATTAGCTGCAATTTTTTTAAAAACTACAGTATATTTACCTCCGTTTAAATCTGTTTTTGTTTTAAGCCAAGAATCTGTAAGAACATTCAATAAATGGTAATTCTCCAAATACTTCCCATAAAACATGACAGCAGCTACAACTAGTTCGTATCTTCCGGATCTATCAGACTTGTAACTGTTGAAGAAATCTTCGGCAAGTTCACGCCCCCAATACTCGACATTGTTACGTTTCCTAGGCTCATTTGCAACTTTCGTTGCATTTGCCCACACAATCTTCTTTAGGACCCCATCTTTGTAAATGCCACATCCATAACTATCTTCAAGATTGAAAGTTTGGTTGGTAAAGCCCTCCAAGTCTTTTATATCATCCATGACATTCGTGGCAATATCCTCCATGAACTGCATGATAGAAGCATCCAAGGCAAGCTGGACATTACTACCAAACTCTTTCAATACTTTATCGTTGTTATTTGCCTGCATTTTTTGTACTTGTCTTTCTTGTTACTGGTTTACTCAGTTTCTCAATCTGCTTTTTTAGCAAATCTCGATCAGCCTTAGCGCATTTCAGTTCCGTTTTAATATCATTCATCTCATTGTAAAGCTCCTGTATCTTCTGATAAGCATCGTGGAGAGATTGCTGATAACTCAAAATTTCCTCTTGCGCCTTTTTCAACTGAGCACCTTGAATAGCAAATCCCTTTTCAAGATTGTCCAAGGTAGAAGAATCAATTTCAGTTTCCATCTTTTCCTTCTTCTGCTTAAACATTAACATTGAAGTTAGAAGGGTTATGCCATTTGTACCCAACAAAGCAAGTATTATTTCCGTCCAATTGATTGTCATAGTCTTTTAGTTTTCTATTTGGTTAAAGTATACTACCGTCCCAAATTCCATATTATTAAATGGAGGCTTCTTTATCTCACGCCAATTGTTACTATTGTCAGAAAAAGGATGGTTGAAATTCTGCCAGTCTAACAAGCATCCAGATGGTATCGTAACGTCATTATCTTCTAGGTAAGCGGCATATTCGGATTTATCCACATCATTCGTTTCTGAACCAGTATCCTTTTCCTGTATGTTTGCTTTTCCTTCATATATCATTTCCCAATCTGGAATAGATTGATATTTATCAGAATTATTTTTATTCTGATAAATCCTCACCATATCAGGAAACATATCTTCACCTAAAACACTCTTTCCCATATCACCATCTCAATCTAGTTATTTCAACATCTGTTCCAACATCCAAATTCAAACCCCATTTGGCATATAATTCCTTTGCGCGTTGTTCCAATCTTTTCTTATCATTGATAGAAATAGTCTTGCTAGTGTCAGTAATCGACCAATTACCAGCTTTCTTCGTTTTACCTTGTATGGTAGAAGGAGCCGTACAAACAATGAGAAGCAAGTCAGCATAAGCAAGGTCCTTCTGCATCTCAGAAGTTTCCCGGCTATCATCAGACAAACGAAACCCCCATTTCTGTGCTACACTGATATATGATGTATTTTTTAACTCATAATCAATCTGCGCCTTCAAATACTCCCGCATGGACATATAAAAATACGCTTCCACTTTCATATTACCTTTGGCAGTAATCTCAGGAGTTATTGCGATAGTATATGGGTTGTTTGATACTTTAAGCCTGTCTTCGGGCTTCAATGTTTCATTATCAGCTATAAGCCAGTATCCAAATTCAACACTTTCTTCTGGAACAGCTTGGAGCGTGAGAGTATCCCCAATGAAATACTCTCCTGCGCCTTTTGCCGTGCCTTCTCCATTTATATCAATAATGACTTTCATGGTTCAACTTTTTACAATCCTGTATTTGACTGTTCGTCAACCTTCATAATAATAAGGTTGTTAGGATTCTTCATCACAGGACATGCCCACAACTCGCCTGAACTCTTCTCAGCATATGGCTCGGAAGAATACTGATGCAAGAACGCGATACGTCCGCCTTCCAAAGAAGAAATACGTACAGCCGGGTTGGTATCCTGCAAATACATTGACGGTGAGTTCTTGATACGGAAGAACTGACCGCTCTGAACAAGAACAACAGTGTTTTTCTCAAAAGACGGTTTTGCTTCCTCAATCACACCGAGTTTGTTCCATTTTGATTTTTCATCAACAGGAATAATTACAGGAATAGAGAATACCTTCATCAGCACATCAACAATTTCCTGATTGTTCATAGGATAGATTGTAGTAGATGCTGCGGCAGGAACAAGACGTGCCTGTACTGCTGCTGTCACTTTCGGGTGCATCAAGAAATTATCATACAAATCCTTTGACATTTCAAAATGATCGTATGGCACACTGTCATTGTCGGCAATCTTGCACATTCTTTGAAGGTCTTTAATAGGATCAGCGTTCTCGTTCGGTGTCCAGTCTGTATCGCTAAACCATTTCTGTTTTAACGCTTTCAACTTATGTTTTGCAGGAACACGATAGTCGATCTGAACAGGAATTGAGTTAGTGCCACTGGCTGTATAGTTAAGCATACCTGTAGAAAGAGCCTGATAAGTCATACAGTTCAACTCGGTATGGAAACCTTGGATACATGCTTCCATCTTTGTGTACCACTTCTCACGGATCTTGTCAAGCAATGCACCTTGCGGAATGTCAAGTTCATAGAACTCCTGAATATCGGTTTCCATAAACTGAATGGCGTGACCCATCTTCGGAATACGGCCCGAATACCATTCAAATCCCGTAGTGTCCATGATAGGCTTTTCAGCCAAAGGAGCAAGCATCACAGGACGGGTAGCCTGTGTGTATTCGTCAACCATCACGTTCCATGATTTGCTCATCTGAGGAACATCCCAATCTCCGTAGCTTCTCCAGTTTTCGTTATCAAATTTCTGATTGGCATAATCCATAAGTTCCTGCATCTCCCCAGAGAAATGCCAATCATAGAAACTAAATGTCGATCTTTGCATAAAACGAAAAAATTTAATTAGTTATACAATGTGTAACGGAAAACGCAAGGATATGATTCATCATCCTTCATCGCCTTTTTGATTGCCGAAGCTACGGGCGGAATGCGTTTTTCCAAAATCTCACTTGTCACCATCCATGCACCGTTGAAAGGATAGAGAGTGGCACCGGGAATGGTGTCAACATCATAAGGCAGGATAGCATTAGGAATAACCTTGAATTTTGCGCTAGCACTAACCTGTGTAACTTCAACCAAAATATCGGTCAATTCCAATTTACCTGCATCCCCGGACAATGTAAGGATGTCATATTCGTCATGAGACGAATCAATAGCGTTAATGGTAAAGCCAGTTGTAGTACCTGCGGCAGTAGTAGGTGCTTTACCGACAACCATGCCAACCTTGGCAACTGTATTACCCATGATTTTTTCAACTTTTACCGTAACACCAGAATCCGATTTCTCATACATTCTGAATGAATAGTGAATGTCACCGCCATCCTGTTTTGAGGAATCGCATTTAATCATAGTGCCAGCCGGAAGTTTGTTCCCAACTGTAGGCATACGTTCTACTGGAACGTTACATCCTACCAACAGTACGTGCAAAGACGTATCATTAGAAAAGATATGTCTTGCGCCACCAATCTTACTATAACTTGTTGCAAGAACTCCTGCTTTCATAATTAAAAAAACTATTTGTTAATTTTACTGTAATATCGGCTGACAATGTTGTTTTCCTTGTTAGCCTTATCTTCTTCTCTCTTTCTATCTATGAATGACTTTACATCGCTAGAACCACCCTTGTCAGAGATGAAAGGATTAATGCCATCCTTTGTGTATTTCGTACATGTTTCATTGTACTTTCCCTGTATTTTCAGAAGAATGCTTGTATCTTCCTCTTCGGGCGAAATCTGAATGTTCTCAAAAATGATATTGCGCAACAACTCATTAGGCATACCTGCTTCCGGGCGTTTAATCAAATCAGACAGCTTCTTGCGCTTTTCAGTTACAATCTGCTTCTGCTTTTCCTCCTGCTCTTTAGCTTCAAACTCTTTCTTGAACTTTTCAAACTCTTCAAGTTTAGCCTTGACATCATCGGGCAACTCAAACGGTTTCGGTTCGGGTGCTGGTGTCGGTGTAGGTTGTGGTTGCGGTGCTGGTGTCGGCTGTGGTGCAGGATGTGATTTTTCCCATTCCTTTTTCAAGTTGGATATCTCCTGTTCCTTGATTGTATCCCACTCTTTGCGCTTATCAGACGCAAACGCTCTTACCTGACCTGCCACAGTGTTCTTTAAATGATTCACAACACTTTCATTCCAGAACTTTTCCGCATTTTCCTGCGGTGCGAACGCTGAGAACTCATTAATTGTCTGTTCGATTGTACGATCTGTAATAACGGAGCTACTTTCTCCCAACGCATTCTTGATACCTTCAAAAATGACTTTTACATTTTCATCCATATACTATTTATTTTTTTATGTGATTCATGCACAAGACCTTTGCGCACAGTAAGTACCTCTTACCGATGCAAATGTAGTTAAATTTTGTGTATATACAAAAAAATATTATAAAAAATATTATATTTGCGAATTAATACAAAACGATGGAAGAAATTGACTTAAAATACCGAGGATTAAAGACTAAGGATGTTGTCAAATCGCTGAAACGATATGGCAAAAGGGGAATCATACCATATAAAAGCCTTGATTTCGTCCAAAGATATATAGAGGACAGAAGAAGCAAGGGATACAAGGTAAATATGCTTGCCCCACAGAAAGGTTCACAGGAGGCATTTCTAAGAAACAGGGCAGGGATAAAGATACTTCACGGGAATCGTGGGGGAGGAAAATCCGTATGCCTTGGGATGGATATACTGAGTTCATGCAACCACCCGTCATTTTCCGCACTTGTTTTCCGTAAAGACAAGACATCCGCAGAAAAAGCGGATGGTATCTTGAAAGTGGTTTCAAAAATGGTTGAACCTTATGGAGAATATATAGACTCTAAACGTCTTTCAAGATTGGATGCAGGTGGAGAAATACGGTACGATTATTTCGGTGATGCCTGCCTGTCTGGAGAAAAAGGCGTAAGCGAATTTAAGGACAGACAACAGGGTGGTAACGTTGTCAAGGTGGCGATAGACGAGTGCTCACAGGCAACAGAACCTATCATAAACTACCTTCAAACGGTATTGCGTTCATCATCAGGACTAAGAACAAGTCTTATAGGCGCGTGCAATCCAAATCCGTACAGCGATTTCTGGAGAGCACTGGTATCATGGTGGGTAGACGATGATGGAATAGCAATTCCAGAAAGATCGGGGAAAGTAAGATATTTTTTTCAATATGGAGATACTATACATGAAACAGCATGGGGTGACAGCCCACAAGAAGTATTTGCTCAGGCAAAAGATTATATCATCGCAAGATTCGGTAAAAATACCAAAATTGACGAAACAAACTGTAAAAGATACATCAAGAGCATAACCTTTATAGCTTCCGGGCTGGAAGATAACAAGATACTTATGGCTTCCAATCCAGACTATCAGAAAAACCTTGGAGGAACAGCACAGGAAGTATCCATAAACGCATTAGGTTCATGGAAGCTGATAAAAGGGGGAAACGAGTGGATAACCCGTGACGAAATGGAGGAAATGTTCTCATCTCAGCCTGTGTTTGACGATTATTTTGAATGTGCTACACTTGATATAGCATACGGTCTTGGTGACGTTTGTGTAATGGGGCACTTCATAGGACACCACTTACAAGACCTAGAATGGTCAAACACATTAAAGCCAAGGGATTTAAACCGATGGGTAAGAAACAATCTACGGAAATGGGGAATCGGTGAAAACAGACTGGCATTTGACGGTCTTGGAGCACCTACATTCCGTGACGCATTTCCCGAAAGCCTGGCAATACTTAGAGGTGTTCCGAAAAGACTAGACAAAAGCAAGGATGATCAGCCTGTAAGATTCTATTTCGATCTAAGGGCACAGCTTGCAGATGAAATGGTAACACGTATAAAAGGAACAAACCTAGGATATTGCGGATTCAGTATAAACCCGGAACTTCTTGACAAACCATATGTAAACAAAACAATACGGGAAGCACTGATGGACCAGAGAAGAGCAATAAGACGTGATGTGGAAAGGGAAAACGGGAAACTAAGGCTGTTGAAAAAACAGGAGGCAAAAAAGATTGTAGGATGCTCTCCTGACTTGATAGAAGGAACATTTTTATACAGGACATATTTTGATATATGCGATGTAATGATTGACATACCTAACGATATAATGGATGAATTAAAATATTTATAATTACCTATGGAAATTTTAAAATTAGACGTTTTATTACGAAAAGAACCGTTCAAAGTGGCACTTCCGTCAAGATGTGACGATGGGAGAGGTGGAGGAACAAAGAAAAAACCAAGACGCTCCACTTTGATATACAAATATATGTCACAAGATGATTTTCTAGCACAATGGGATACATCAGGACATTATATACACAACAGACCCGACTGGAAAGACAGTATCCCGTCAGACGAGGATGCCACATCATCGGATGATGAAAGCGCGAATGTAGGTGCTCAGAAAAGAAAAAAGAAATTGGCATCAACTCCCTATGTACTGCAAAGACGAGCATTTCCTCTTCAAAGGATGATACACAAGAAAAGGGTATCACACCTATGTACCAATCCTCTTAAATTCCAGATAAAGAAAAGCGCGTCAAACCAGCAGAACAGGGATAAGCTGACAACATACAAGGAATACTGGACTGATTCTCTCATGGAAACAGCCAAGTTTGAACTTATAAGCGAAGCCGGAAAGGTAGGAGATGCTGCCATATATATATATAAGGATAAGGACGAGATAAAATACAGGTCTTTCAGCTACTCAAAAGGAGATATACTGTATGAACATAAAAACAGAAGAGGGGAAAGAATAGCTTTCGCAAGGGAATATACAACCACATACATATCGGCTGACGGAGAAGAACATACAGACACACTTGTCGATGTATGGACTAAAGATGAGTTTTACACGCTTGATTCCAACGGAGATATAGCAACGGATATTGACGAAAACGGAAATATCATACAACTGCATCAATTCCATAACCTGGGATTTATACCTGTAGTATATCTACGGCTTGAACTTCCATTTTGGGGGGCAGTACAGGACTTGATAGACGATTTCGAGTTCTTAATGTCCATGATAGGAGAATACAACACACGACAGGCATTCCAAATGCTACTTATCAAGACAAACGGAAGAATAAACATTCAAAGAAACGGACTGGGAGGAACTTCCATTTTACGTGTAGGAGCAGAAGATGATGCACAGTTCATGGGTAAAATGGACGCTTCAAATTCACTATTCACCGAAATAGACAACATATACAACGGAATACTTGACGGAAGCGGTGTCGTTCCGCCAATGCAATCATCGTCAGGTGACAGACCTACTGGAACAACGGCAATGTATTATGAGCCGGAAATGGAATGGGCGAGAAGTGATGCACAAATGATGAACACAGCCATAAATGACATGGCCAATATATTCAAATACTATGTAGGAGTAATGGAAGGTGACGCAACAGGTTATAACGCTCTAAGAATAAACGCTACCATAGAACCATACTCATACATAGATTTCTCCGAATGGAACAATACACTCGTTCAGCTTGTGAACTCCCGAATAATATCATTACAGACAGCAAGAGAGGAAAGTGATTTCTCAGCAAATAACGAAGATGATAGAATGGACGAACAAGACAGAAGATTAAACGATATGGAAGCTAGAGTTATAGAGGAAAATAATGAAAACAATGAAAACAACGATAACAGCTAAACTATGGGAAAATTTATAAACTTACTAAGAAAAATAAGAAGGGCATTGGACTATATATGCCTTAACAATTTAAGAGTTGACGGAATGGAACACCTCATTGCAGGAATACTTTTAGTAAGCGTGGCGCAATGGTTTTTCTCCGTATGGACAGCAATAGCACTAACCTTATTCCTCCTTGTAGGGAAAGAAATCGTCTACGATAAGTGGCTTAGACAAGGAGTGCCCGAATGGAGAGATGTATTCTGGGGAGCAGTAGGTATGGTGCTTGGATTGATGTAGAAAAAAACACCACAAAGTTTTTATATATCAAAAATTATTATTTACTTTGTGGTGTCTAAACTTAATAGCGGCACGAGCCGCATACATCGGCTTTTTTTGTGCCCATATATAACGTGTATATCATTACAAAATATATACTGCACCGTGTCGGGATGTAGAAATACTCTCGGAGTTTTGCTATTAAGACTTAGACAACACGTAGTGCAGTTTTTTTTATTGTCTAAAATAATAGCTATGTTAGAATTAATCTTATCTAAAAAGAGTAGCGAAAGCGAAATCAAATCGTATTTCAACGCAGTTCTTGAATTGTCAAAGTCTGACAATGAGTTCCCAATCAATCTTGATGAAGTATGGATGCTTGTTTATGGCAGGAAAGAGGAAGCTGTAAGAGCACTAACTTCAAGTGAACAATTTATAGAAAATATTGATTATCAAGTTTTACGCAAGAATGCGGAAAACCAAAAAGGCGGAAGGCCTACAAATGAATACAAACTTACCGTTTCCTGTATGGAGTTTTTTATTGCTCGCAAAGTACGTCCAGTTTTTGAGGTTTATAGGCAAGTGTTTCACAAAGTGGCAAAGCATGAACTTTCCCGAAAGGAGCTTGCACTAATGGTAGTACAAGCCGAAGAAGAGAAAGAGAGGCTTTTATTAGAGAATAACCATCTTTCCGAAACAGTAAATTTACAAACGGAAGAGTTGCAGAAAGCCGCCCCAAAAGTCAACTACTACGATAACCACCTACAAAGTGTAAACACACAGACAAGCACACAAGTAGCAAAACAAATTGGAATGTACGCTGAAAAGTTACATAAAAAACTTAAAGAAATAGGAATTATATATCGACAAAGCGGTCAATGGATACTTCATACTCCATACTCAACGTTTGGATTGCACTCTACCCGTACACAAACGTACACACGTTCGGACGGTTCTGTAGGAACAAGCATATACACAGTATGGACTACCAAAGGTGTTCGTTTTATTATTTCACTGTATGAAAACGATTGGAATGTGAAGAAATCTATAGAACAAATAAAATGATGGTAGGTCACGGGTAAACAACATGCCCATGTTATGCGTGATATTCGCAATCTATTATCGCAAGGTGTAGCCGAATCCAATTTTGGATTGGGCTCATACACAGACGCTAACGGTCAAGAAAGACCTCTATTTAATCTAACTCCGAAAGGTTGTCTTATTCTCGCTTCGGGCTACGATGCAGTTCTACGTGAAAAAATCATAGACCGTCTTGAATATCTCGAAAATGAGAAAAAGGCTATCCAAACTCCGCAAACCTATCTTGAAGCCTTGGAAGCTTTGGTATCTTCTGAAAAGGAGAAAGAACGGTTGCGCATTGAATCGGAGCAACAGAAAAAGCAAATCGAACAAAAAGATGCCAAGATTGCCAAAATTCAGCCCAAAGCGGACTTCGCAGACAAAGCCTTTGCAATGGAAGGCAAGTGCGATATAGGACAGGCGGCAAAGATACTTGGCTTGCCTTTTGGGAGAAACTCTTTGTTCAAGAAACTTCGTGAAGCAGGAGTATTCTTTGCTAACAGGAACGAGCCAAAACAGAAGTATATTGATGCTGGGTATTTCGAGATGAAAGAAAAGCCTATTCCAAGAGAGAATCACCCAGGTTTTGTTGTGATGGTTGTTCTATGCACACAAAAAGGTCTTGCATATATCAATCACCTATTTGGCGGGAAACCGTCTGATGGAAAATTAGCGAGAATAGTATAGCACTATACATCTGTTATTACTAAAAAACAAGGAGCGACAAAAACATCGCTCCTATATTTCCTTTAACGTATAATTGATCACTTTATCGTAACCCAAACCTGTTCGCCACGCTTTATCGCATCGTCAATCAATTTGTTCAACTTGTCAGAAGTATAGCGTGATTCGGTAAGCCTGCCTTTTGATGTATTGTTACCTACAAGGATACATCCGGCAGAATCCTTTGCTGTATTCCCACAATTTCCTGTAATAAAGGGCACATCAAATAAACTATTTCTTGTAACTATTGTATGATTTTTATTTTGAACACAAAACACATATCCACTATATGGCTTTTTAAAATAGCAAGACTGAGCAGGTGTTCTTGTTGGTTTGTCTTTTTTTATAGATAACATATACCCATCTTTCCACTTATCAGTTCCACTTTTCTCATTAGACATTGAAGATGAATATCCAGACAGGAATGCCATTATTTGAATTTTGTTTAAAGTGTCTACATTTGTAGAAGCTATTTGATACTGAAAGTTTTCTTTTTTCATATTAGCATATTTACCATCCGCAAAATGATACTCATCAATTAATGAAATCATTTGCTCTTTTGGTAACATGGTAAAAGAACTAGGAATACATTTCCCATCCTTACCCAAGTGATTAGGATCTACCATATTTGCTATTTTATTACAATCAGGATGCAAAATTCTGATTGTTGTAGACCCATCTTTATTCTTATTTACAGAATATCTTAATTGTGATTTATCCAATAAAGAAATTACTCTATTTATCTTTCTTTCTTTTTTATAATGAAAAGAAACAGTACACCTTTCACCTGTTTTAGTATTATACCATCTAACATATCCATCAGCAACTACGTGCATACATATTTTACACATAACAAGAGTATCTTCATCAACACCTGATTCAATTGATGTATTTCCACATGCTATAAATGAAGAACCAATAGGTATATCTTTAGCTTCTATTAACCTTGTTTCACTTCCATATGCAAGATTTATATTACATAGCATTTTATGCTTATCAGTAACTCTATATGACGCACTATTATAAATACCATTAGGATATTCACAACAATACAAATCTCCAATATACTTTTCAATTATAACATTATCTATTGAAACAAGTTCCATCTTATTTGTTGACATGTTTAACGACCAGCATTTTTTAGGATTTTCTTTATTAAACCCATCCATATTAAGCCATCCCTTTTCTGTTAAAATTTCCATTTCAGGATGGAGGCAATGAATTAATATACCCTCAAAATGAGGCACATTCAACAGTCTTGGCATATTACGCCCGAATTTTGGTGACCAGTTGTATATAACCTGGTATCTTCCATAAGGAATAGCAGATTCAGCATAAACCTTCTTCTCGTTTCCATCAAACACTCCGTTCTTATTCACGTCAACAACACGATCTTCAAGCGTATTACTGAAAAACTCACCATCAATATACAAACGCCCTATAGTATAATCAGGCTTACACCATTTTCTTTCTACTAATAGTTCCATGTTTTTTTTTATTTATTGATACATTGCAAATGTACAAAAAAAGTATTATATTTGCAATGTAAATGAACCATTACGATGTTTTTACTTTGGCAGCAGGCAGATGTGAATCTTTACTGTTGCCTTTTTTATTTAAAATACATACCTTTGCACTATGGACAACGAAAGAGAAATATTATCGAAACTTGACGCTATCATACAGAACCAAAAGGTTTTGTATGAGAATCAAATTGTCATCTTTCAAACTCTAGCATCAATCGGACAAAAGGTTTACAGCCAAAGTGATTTCAAGAGTTTTATGATAAATATGGTAGCAAACGGAATAACAGAAAGAGTAGAAGCCAATGATCAACAAAGAAGAAATATCTAAGATTGCAGACTATTACTTCCAGGTAAAAAGACTTGCGAACGGTATCAAATCGTCAACCAAAGAACGTGCGGAGAAGTTCTCTAAAGACCTTCTGTCCGTATTTCTTTTGGCAGGGGCTAAATCATTCAAGTCAATATCAAAACTCCCGGATAGCCAAAAAGAAAAAGTGCTGGAACTGACCAAAGAGTTCCGTGAGGATATATATAACGACATATACCAATATGTATTGGAAAGCAATAAGCTGTCACTCGAACTAAACGATGATCTTGGATGGGAGTATATTTCAATGACGGACAACGGCATTAAGGAATATATGGAAAGGACATACGGTGGAGAAACAACAAAGCAGAGAATAAACACAAACACAAACAGATTTCGCGCTGTTGTTGAAGTATATCTTGCCAATACATTACTGTCAATAAAAACGAACAATATAGAAAAAATAACAGATGAGGTTCAAAAGAAGATATGGAATAACATATCATCACCATATAACGTATCATTTATTCCGCCAAGCAAACAGAAACACTACGGTAGAGGATATGCTACAAACGGTATAAGCCAGTTGTATGTTATAGAACAACAGATGATTCTAGGTATTTTCAATGAAGCAAATTACAACTCATGGAAAAACATTCCAAATTTCAAGGGATGGAGGACAGCAGTAACGTCTAAAAATCCATGCCAGTTCTGCATTGACGAGCAATACAGAATACACACAGAAAGACCAAGATTGCCATTTCATGCCCATTGTTTGTGTATATTATACCCAGTGTTTGGGTGAACTAGTACAGGAAATACCTTCTGTAAGTTTAGACATTGTATCATTAAAGTATTTTTCATATAACACAACATCGTAAAACAATGCAGGCAAAGAATTATCACGGGAAGAGAAAGTTACAGGCTCAGAAATAGATTTTAAGACGGATAACTTACCCAACACAAAATTAAATATATCAGCTAAAGGATATTTACTCTTTATTCGTTTCATTATAAACTACAAATAAAAACGGATGGAGGAAAATCAAATATGGCAAAAAAGATAAACCTCCATCCGCAAACAAAAACAAGAATTTAATCAATATAAGCAAAAACCACACATTTCAGAAAGCATTGCAATCTTAAAAGGGCAAATCATCTCGTCTTTCAGGCTGAACAGGTGCAGGTGATGGTGCTTGTGCTGGTTGCGGCATATCTATCTTAAAGCACCCAACTTCATTGTAATATTTACCTTGGTACTCTCTAGCTCTTATTTCAAGATGGGCAGTAATAGTATCACCCTCTTTCAATTGAAGATCACACAGGTTTCCCATTACATAAAAATACACTTCTTTGGTATATGTAGCACCAATTTCCTCAACGAGAAGATTTCTCTTTTGCCAAGGATTGCCTGCCTTGCTTGTACCAGTCTGTAACTGACCTACTTTTTTTACTTTACAATTTAATACTAAATCCATTTTTTTATTTTTTTATATTTTTCTTCCTTAATCTTGTCCAACTCTCTCATTGCGGACAGCCTTCTTTTATGAGCGTCCACCCTTATCCAGAAAACATTCCAGCTAACTTCCTTACCGTTAGTGGTGTTCTCTTTAAGTATCTTGCCACATTTTAAAATCTCGTTGACAAGATAATCATACCGTTCTTTATCATAGCAATATCTCATGCGACAAAAGTAAAGCATTAATGTTAATTTTTACACACATTTTAAAACGTTAATCCGTTCGGGACGATACCAACGCCCACTATCAGTTATCATAAATGAATCACCGAATACTTTTCTACCGATATTAAGCGCACCGTTGACATCGGCATTGATAACCTTTCCAACTGCCGACTTGAACAGTCCTCGCTTGACACGCTTACCGAGATAGATATCATGCTTGCATATATCCTCCATAGCTAGAGCGTCACATTTGCTAGTGTAACTTTCCTCATGTTCGATATAGCTGATACCTGCAAGCTCGCACTTGTATCTAAGACAGCTTCTCAACCTCGCAAAAGGGATGAATGTAAACTTCTGATTGTTTACTCCGCCCATATTGACGGATTGCTTCCATCCTTTGTTGTAGCCTACAGCAAGAGTGCCTATATGGTGTGATACAAGATAATCAACGATACGCCTGCTTGTCTTGTGCATCGCATCATTCATAAACCGTTCACGTTTCTCATACATCTTTCTCATCCTGTTTGTCAGTTTGTCTATCCCCTGCCTGTCCTTTATGGATTGCAGCATGGATAATGTTTTGTTAAACCATCTGTTATATGACTTAATAACCTTGCCGGAAAACAGTAGCGCATTACATCCGCACACCAGCGTGGCAAGATTGTTCACACCCAAGTCTATCGAAGCCATACCCGTACCGACATTATCCGAACAGCCACAATCATATACAACCTCCACAGTCATATATGTACGTTTTGGGATTATCCTAACCTGTTTGAACCGTTCGATTCTGTCCTTGTACTTCTCCCATTGCGGAACGGGTATTTTCAAGTCACGGTCAAGTATTATATATCCGTCATGTATCCTGCACGACTGGTTGGTATATATAGCATTGCTCATCCCACCCCGTTTGTGATAGCATGGCAGTTCGGGCTTACCGTTATACTTCCCAGGATTCTTCGCCCAATCCTTTACAGCCTTGACATATCCCTTCATTGCCTTGTCAAGCACGCGCAATGTCTGTTGGGCTACGTGTGATTTCACAAGCCTGTAATTTATCGTACCTTCAAGGTTGGTGACGTTTTTCATTATCCTGTCCAAGTCGGGATAGAACAGCCACCTGTCGTTATCCTTCAACTCGTTACGGACAATATACAACGCCTGGTTGTACAGGTTGTTCGTAACACGGCAGATAGAGCAAAGCCTGTCGGAATGGTTGATGTCAAATTTATAAACTAATTGCATATTAATCAGTATTATGTTTCGCCAGTAAAAAGGATAACAGGGAAGCCGTACTGACTTCAGCTTGTCGGAAGGTAGCTACTCCGTTCCTATCCCTGTATGGTGCAAATGTAATACTATATAATGACATTGGGAAATATTATGTGTTAAATTTTTGTAATAGTGTTTATTTGTTCATTAATGCCTTAAAAAATAAACTAATACAGAAAACAATACTAAAAATAGTTAATTACACAGTTAATTCTTCCTCTTCCTCTTTCGACAATGCTTCCACGTCACCATCCTCACCTTTAGGGAAATACAGTTCGTCAAGATAATTGCTTGCTTCACTCTTGTCAGTGAAACTCTTTACAACACTTCCCCGTTTGCTAACGACACGGTAACTAATATTATCCTCTGCTACAACTTTATAACAATTTAAATCATCCACATCTACAACATCGGGAGCATTATCATCAATACGCATCATGCTCAATATATGAGAATACTCGTTCACCTTTACCGTACAGGAAAAAACATTAGGAACTGGTTCTATTATCAATCCGGCATTTATCAATGAATTAAAAGCAGAACGCCTAGGCTTATATTTCAGTTGCCTCCTTATAAACTTTAACGTTATCATATTATCCCCCCTCTGTGCGGATACAATACACAAACGCAATATTCGTAACGCATCAATACTACATAGAGGTGAAAGGTACTTGTACAACTGGACAGGAGTAAATTTATGGTAATAATCAAATACTCCCTCTTCCTCTATTTCCCTTACACGCCTTTCCCTTTCTTTATTCCTTACCGTCAAATTAGTGGCTTTCCTTACCGACATAGACTATCCTTTCCATGTATCGTTTTCCTTTATCCATTTACGTTCATCATCACTAAGATCGCCTGTTGATTCACGATGATATACACACTTGTTGCATAACCCTGCCTTGGCACGGACACACTTGTCGCAATCGTATGGGAAAAACGCTATGGTGGTCTTGTCGTAGAAATCTTCACCAGCATCATCATCAGAAAGCCAACCTTTGAACTTTGCAAGCATATCAAGTGCACCTTTCACATCCTTAAAATCAGCAGTGTCTATATCAGAACGCTTTAGGAAACTTTCTATAAGGCTTATCGCATCTTCAAATTCAAGGTTATCCTTGTTTATCAAAGTCTTTGTCTTTTCCTTATTCTCCCCTTCCAATACACGCCTCATGGATGGTGTCACATACTCGGAAGCAAGCATGGAAGATTTGGCATAATTGACAATCTGTGTTATCCTTGGAGAATTAACCCATTGCTTGGCTTTCATAAGCAAAGAACGCTCTGACATACCCTCGTCAACAACATGTGTAGCCCTGTAAAACAAGACAGGATTGGTATCTATGACATAAGCGGACGCAGCCCATAACTCCATCTCATTCGCATCATCAATATGCTTTGCTATATCAATCTTCTTCTGTTTTTCATCGTCAACAAGAAGATTGTTACTAAGGGGAAGTTTACCCCATCCTTTATTCAAACCCATTACCTTTCCTCCTTTATCCTAAATTTTATCTCCCTTACTCTCTCGTCAAGTTCAGAAGAATATTTTAAAAGATTGTATATGCTACTCCTGTCAATACATAGGAAATCAGAAATTTCAGACATACTTAAACCCATGTCACGCATGACACAGCACACAAGAGCACGGTTCATAACAATATCATGTTTTCTGCTTTTCCTGTTAACATCAGTATCGGAGAGTCCGCTTGCCGCTAGAACTCTCCTAAAAATCAATGCGTTGTCAGCCTTTTTCCCCATTTTTCACATTCTCCTTGTCCACTATCAATTGCATTATATCAGCGTAACCAGCCAAATCAACCATATTGTCACGCTTTTTATGGAATCCCTGTCTGCATAGCTTTACAGCTATCTGTACAGCAACACAGTCATAAGGAGATAATTCCTTTCCAGTAATCAAAGAAGCCATCTTGGAAATGTTTTCAAAATTGGCTACAGCATCACCATAGTCAGACTGCCTGCTGTTGCTGCGGATATCCTTTGCCTCATCAAGAATACTTCTCTCTTTAACATGATCAACATAAGCAATACAATCCGAGAAAAGAATATACTCTTTACCCTGGTCATCCGCACAAAGAAACTTTTCACCATTCTCAAAACAGTATTTAACAGTGACAAATTTACCGAACACATTTGACTTGCTTACAGAATCTTCACCGTGAAGTGAAATGTATTTATCACGGTTTATAATTTTTACCCTACTGTTCAACGTAACTCCAATCATAACAAATCACCAACTTTTATGTTATCCGCATCCTTCTTATCAGAAAAGAAAATACGATCATACTTCGTTTCACCAAACTCAACAAACATGGCTAAGATAAAATACTTGTTCAGTACACTATCATAACCCTTGTCGTAAATCTTGTTTATCTTTTTTGTTTTCATCTCTTTTCGCATTTAATATCCATACTGTCACCTCCCATCATCATCTTCAACGTACATGTATTGGACATCAGTTCAACAACCTCGTATCTTACGTACTCATATCCATCAACATAACATGTAATGATTTTACCAGATATATCATAAGTACCGTAACCATTCCCAAAATACCCCCTTCCTACATAAGTACCATCCTGATTAAACTTAGCGTAAGTAGGTCTTATCATTGGATACCATCTACCATCCACTTTTACCTGAACAAGTTCCCATGTGCCGATAATAGCATCCTTGTATTCATCATCCTTATCATTGGAACAACTACACAACCCCAATAACACTATTGAAAAAATAGCCGAAAATAATAAAAATTTCCTTCTCATTTGCCTAAATTATTTGTGGAACCAAAACCTCCATCGCCCCTATCCGTTGAATCAAGGCTTTCAACCTCAACAAATTCAACCTCAATATAATTACTGAAAAGAAGCTGAGCAATTCGCTCCTTGGCAGCAATATAGAAAGGCTCTTTCTCAAAACTCTTCACTATAACACCTATACAACCTGTATAGTCACAATCAATAACACCATCCAACACATCTGCGTCATGATACTTCCCGTCAACGCCAATAATACCTTTCAGGGAAAATCCGCTTCTCGGCTTGATAATAGCCTTCATATTTGATGGCATCTGAATGGCTATACCAAGTTTAATCAGATTACGACCTTTTCTTATCAATGTGTTGTCAGGAACATACAAATCATACCCGGCAGCACCATCAGTTTTTTTTTCGGGAAGAACTGCATCCCGTCTTAATTTTACGAATTTTACTTGATTCATTTTTTACTAGTATTCGTTTTTCAGTTAATATACTTCTTCTTTTGTCTATCAAGTTTCCTATTCTATCCTAATGCTCAGTCTAATCAACTTGGACTTTTAGCCTATGGGTAGTTGACTTCTTTCCTCCGTATTCAATCTGAATGCAGCCTCCCTAGCCTGATCCTTCGTTCTATACAACTCTATTTTTTCAAACATACGACCATCATCACAGTCATACGTACACAAGGTGACAGCCCACATATTACCACGCGGAGAATAGAAATACCTACCGTAATCCTTTCCCATCACCTTACCGTCAATTCTTATTTCTCCTTTATTAGCCATGCTTGTTCTTATAAATTTTTACCAATAATCATACAAACAGACGCTCCAAATGGAGGACATGACATATAAGCAAAAGTAATAAACACACCAAAATCACAGAATATTTTTCTATTACCCCTAGCACCAACACACTTATATATCCCTAAATCCTTCATTTTTTTTACTAAACATCTTTTTGCTGGAATCTCAAGACCTTTATTCTTATATAATTCATATATACGTTCAGCAAATTCGTTGGTATTTATAATGTTATTTAAACTTACGGAATATGTGCTATTGTCCAAAATAAAATCAACCAATTGAGATAAACAGTATAGACCGTCTTTCTTTTCGATAACAATATTATCAATATAAAAATCCCCATTAACATAATCAAGAAAAGGAGTTTTATCTAATAAAAAATACCTATCAGAAAAACGATCACCAGACATACCACAATTAGCCTTATTCAACATTACATACTTTTTAGACATAATGTCAAAATAATACTTTTCCCTTCTATTTAAATCGGATGGATTACATTCTTCCAATATGGAAAATTCAATATCATTAATATCATAGTCTGATATTTTATCCATATTTGGATGAGTTTTAGATCTAATCATCCTTTTATGGCCATCAATTCTTTTAGAAATTCTAATAGATTGACCAACATAACAATAGTTTTTATACAAAAACATATAAATACCACAATCTTTCATTTTTATCAAATTTTAATTATGCAAATATAATAATAAAATTGATTAAAACAAAATTATGTCACGATTTATTTCCTCACACCAAACTTTTTCCTAAACTCATCAATAGAGCACGCTATTCGCTGACCAAGATGGTCTACATACAAAACAGCATCTTTAATCATTCGGTCATTCTCGGCAAGCATGTGGATAACACTGTCAACGACACACTCTTTGCCACTACTTAATTCAACATACTTATTACCCATGACAATGCAGTCTTTTTCCTTCAAAGGAACAATACGTTCAATCTTGCTTTCGCGATATTTTTTCAGCTTTTCAAAGAACTCACGGTGCATGACACGCTCGTTCTCATCCATCACATGATAAAATTCACAGCAAATATCGTGAACATCATCTACTGTATTAATCTCATCAAGGTTGTCAATAACATTCTGCAATGCGTCAAAGAAATTCACATCATGCTCATCCAATACTTCTTCCATCATTCTATCGATGGAAGCAATAGCCGCGTTCTTGAAATCAATATCATCACAACTAAATCCCAAAGAGATATAATTACGCAATGAAAGAAGATTTTCCTTAAAATCAATTCCTACTTCAATGTCCATTCTCTAAATTCTTTAATGTTAATACTATTCAAATTATTAATAACAGCATCTCCGATATCATCGTTATGCTTCAATCCAAAAGACAGGCTAGGGTATTCCCACCATCTCGCCACACGTCCTTTGTCACCCCACAAAGATATAGCTTTATTATCAAAGTCGGGGAACAAAATAACATTTTTTGGCAATTTATTTCCAAGCTGGTTCATTCCGCCACAAGCTGTCCATATAAAACCGTTACCAAAAGCCATAGAAGCTATTATGGCAGTTTTCTCCGATTCAACCATACAAGTTATCGCATCGCTGCAATACTCCCCTAAAAACGGCTTAAAATAACCGCGATAGGTAAATCCTTCGCCCGTAGTAAACTTCCTGAAAGCATGGGCTTCCTTCTTCCTGTGCCCGTTCACCTCATATCTTATCCTGTTATCATGGCACACGTTACCATCCTTGTCGGAATACCAGAACACAGCGGATTCCTTTCCAAGACATCCTACCTTATACCTTGAAAACACATCATTCACGGAATCAACACCGAAAACACCTGAAAGGTACTCGTACAGGTTATTACCCTTCCAATGCCCGGCATCGCTAAGCCTGTCAACATACTTCATATCAACAAACCTTGATTCCTGTCTACCCGAATCATACTCCCTCTCGTAGAAATCCTTCAAACTCATCCTGCAACCGTCAGGACTTGACAGAATCCTAAAAGCATCAGAAGCACTACTGCAACCGGGAAGATAAGACACGAGAAAGTCAAACAGGTTGACAGAATCACCGCCCTGCTCGGTAACGGTAATACTGCCCGACTTGTTCATATAGAAAACCAGCTTATCCTTCCTGCTATGACTCTCAAGATTTATCCTGGCAGGCAACGTCCACCGCTTACCCCTACGCCTTAAAGGAAGCCCAAGCACAGTATCAAGATTGGCAAATATATACTCATAATCAATGGAACCCATGCTACTTAAAATTACGCCATCCCTGTTTTATATCCCTAAAGAAATCGCTCAACGTATAACGATAATCATTAGGATATCCTAGATAATCAGAAAGGCATGAAACATATCCACTAGGCTTACGTCCACTCCTCCATCGGTACACCATTTCGGCAGGAATCATAAACACAAGAAGAACAAATAAAATGTCAACGTATATGAGAAACATGACAAAACGAACAAAACACCTCATAATCATTCCTCCACATCCCCTAAAAGAAGTTTCTTCGCATAACGCAACGCAAACTCCCAATTGTAATAAAACGTACCTAGCAAATCAAAGAACAGGCTATACACGGCATCCTTGTCTCCATCGGGAACGGAATACATGATATCATCCATCGTACGGATATCATCACTGAACCTGGCATTCTTTGTCGTATAACGCCACAAACCGCCAACGGCAAGTATCTTGGCGTGTTCATAAACATGACCGTCAATGGAATATACATCACAAACGTAATCATTAAACCAATCCTCATTGTCAAGCACACCACTAACAGGGATTGCCGACAAAATCATATTAACAAACACACCAAAATGACAATACTGCTCTATCTTACCCGAACCATTGTCAAACTCAACCTTAAAAGCATCCTTGCCGCTCTCATTAATACTGGAAACCATGTCACTTACGTAAAGCGTCTTTAACCACTGGCTGAAATTATACCTTTTCAAACCAGTCCTGTTACGAGCTTCATTTATCGCACACTGGGTATCAGACACACATACATACCAATCAGAAGTAACACGAATACTTCTATCAAATAAAACAATCTCTTTATTATCCATATACAATAAAATTTTTCAGCAAAAATACATATTAAAGTAATATGGCGAAAATAATAACGGTTAAATAATCTTTAATCTTTATTATATTCTCATACAATATTGGAGATGATATTATATATCTTATCAAGAAAATTATTCCTTAAACATAAGGTTGGCTGCATTTTCAGCACACCCCTTTATTAACTCACGGATAGAACTTAACACATTCTTGTGCTCTTTCCCAAACTTTTCAGCCACCAATAGGCTGTTAGTTAAAACTTGGTCATTCTGACCTTTAAAAACTAGTTCATTCATAATAATAAAAAAGTGCGCCTACTACGAGCTGTCAAATCAACCATAGGGTTTATTTCGGAGGCGTTTCCGTATCTCCACTCGGTAGGCGCAATATCTTAATCTTTACTACTACAATATGTCATGGCAAAAAAAATAACGGTTAAACAATATTAAACAGACAACCTATTATCCTTCCATTTTTTAGCTTTCAACAAACCTATACGGACAGCTTCATTGTTATTCCATTTAAAAATGTCACACATAAGAGATATATATTCATGAATCTTATCTCTATACAACAACTGTTCTTCTGTTGCGTGTTGCCAATCTGTTGTTATACCACATTCTTCTTTTATCATAGTGCACAATAAAGACATAGCTTTTGAGAACTGGCTTTTATTGGAACAATTATTATATAGCGCACCAGTCATTTCTTTAAATGAATCACCGCTATCATTACGATATTCAAGAAGTTTGTCGAATAACCATTCATACACCTCAACTTTCAACTTTGGATTTATAGCCAACGCCAAATCCAAGAATAAAAAAGGATGAACCCATGTATGATGCCCTCTACCCCTTCCGCTGATAATAACAGTACCATACTTTTTTTCTAACTCTACAATAAACTCTCTTGTATTATTGCTTTGTCGCCACTCATGCCATGAAAACAAAGATTTACCATTTTTTAAAAGCCAATTATTACCAGCTTTAATCAAATCCGTAGCAGAATACATTCCACTATCAGAAACAGTTATTTTTTGACCAAAAATAGATGTATCCATATCAATAAGTTTTATATAACTCGAAATTATTATCCATAATACATTTATAGACTATGCCAATAAACTTTCCAATATTAACCTTGTTGTCTATTCTAATGATCTTATACCCCTTGCCTATTAAAAAGTTGGTTCTATTGATTTCATCAATTTTATCATATCCAATATGCCTGTTTTCATCTATTTCAACTACAATAGATTTATTAATTAAAATATCAACACAATATGGCTCTATAGGATACTGCCTTTCTATCGTAAAATTAATCCCAGATGATTCCATAAATGATTTCAATTCAAAGAAAAACTCACTTTCGTCTATTTTTCTCAAAGATATATCAGAATCAGAAACTAATCCTTGGACAAAAAGCTCGTGTATAAAAAACTTTTTCTCGAACAAAGAAAGCCTATAAGATTTAGATATCCATTCTTTAATACATTCTCCATTAACAAGGACACAACTTCCTCTTCCTTTTTTACTAGGACGAATTATGTTATCTTTATTAAGACTGTTTAATTCAGTATGTTTAAAAGAATTACTTCCTATAAACACATTAAAAACAGACGATTTAAACCATCCATCTTTAACACTTTCTACTTTTACATTATTAAATGTATATTCCATATCTCCTTTTTTATGCAAAGATATGGAATATACATCAATAAACAAAACAAAAAGGGTATTTATTTATCATAAAATAAACCACCATTAAAACAGCAAATCCTCCTTCATTATATCATCAGCCTGTTGCAGAAGGTATTCGTCAGGATTATACTTCCGTCTTAGGACAATCTGGAACATTCTGTTCCTATTTTCATCCCACGCGGAAGTGACGGAATAGCCTTCCTGGCGTATCATGTCAACCATCTTTCTCTTGCTGTAAGGTCTTACACCACAGTCAATACAATATGCACTGTATTTCACATACAGGTCACGGTCACGGATAGCCTCAAGTTCAATTCCCCCATCAGCATCATACCCCGAATCGTAAAGATAGGACAGGACACTATTGGAATCACGTCTGGCATTCTCCGTAACGGATTCTATCGTATAACTTCTCGTAAACTCACCCTTGTTCTTAACAAACCGTCTTGCACCCTCTATTATCCAGTTGATAATGGCTGCCGATTCCTTTGACAGCTTCAACGGAAGAGATCTGTCCTGTTCCGATTCCTTAAACACACGATAGAACGGGATAACAAGGGAGCGTCTGAAATGACCATAAGTCTGGTCCGAAACGGAAGGCATCTTGTTAAGGTTGGCCATGAAAGGCGGCATCATGTCGGCAAGGAAAGGCTCACCGAACGGAAGGCGCGCCATAGTAGGCTCACCGGATATGAACTTCTTGTATTTTCCACCGCTCACATCCTTCCCACCCATCTCGGAAGCGTAGTTGAGCAGCTTGCCGTTTATCATAGCTATATTGTACTCGCAAGTAGACTTGTCACCCGACAGGTCAGCCATCTCCATATAAGAAACATTATCCTTCCCTAGCGCGTTGACAACAGCGTCAAAGAACACCGACTTACCGTTACTACCACAACCGAGAAGGTAACACATCTTCTCCATCTTGATCTTCTTCCTGTCAACAAAGGCACACCCCACAAACTCCTGCAAGGCATCCTGTGTGTCCTTCACCGGGATCACATCGTCCAGAAACTTCTCCCACAACGGGCTGCGCGCCAACGGGTCATAATTGATATTGATACGTATGCACGATTCTATCATAGGGGAGAAATCAAACGTTTCCATCGTTTCCGTGTCAAGGACACAATTGTCAAACGTGATGAAGTTACGCTTGGGATTGAATATCTCATGCGTCACGTTCTTCACAATGGTACGGTAGAAACGCTCGCTCGTATCGGTCATGTACAGTTCGCTAAGACCGTTTATGCGGCACAAATCCATACACAGGCGCATCAGATCCTCCTTCATCATGGGAACGAATATCTTACCGTCAAAAGCCATGATGGAACCGCTCCTGTGGCGTCTGAAATTGCACTCCCTGCATGCATCAGCTATATCCATCTCGACCATAGCGGATATGGAACGCTTCCACTCGCCTTCATCCCTTGCTTTACGGAAGCCACGACCACCACCCTTGTCCGCCAGCTTGCCCATAACGGAATCAAGGATGTATTCATAAGAAGCCTTTGCAGATTCAGCGACAGTCATTTTCCCCTCCTTTCTCTACCGATTCTACCGATTTCTCCCGGTCCACAACCTTCCCGAACATTACAACGGGATACAGGTCATAATCGTCCGTTGATATATCAGGGCGTGCGTCCATATCATCAAGGGAAGAGTAAACGTCCGCGATGTGCTCCAGTTTCCTGCACACGATGGAATCACGTCTTATCCCGTAATACTCTATAAGGTCAGCCATGTACTGTATGGTAATGTCCTTGAACCACGTGAACGCATCGTCACGTGTCCTTGCCCCGTCACAGCAGGTATTGAACGTGTACCCGAAACGCCTCATCTTCACGAAGTAGCTGTTCCGCCACAACGACACCGACTTGTCCATCTCGTTCCCTGCGTTACGTATGGCGGTGACGATGCTTCCAGGCATGAGCGCACACCGTGAAACGCGAGCGGCGGAAGGCTTCCCGTTCGCCCCGGTCCCATCCACCATATCCACATCTGGCACGAACCTTAGATCATCCACGCTCCTTCCGCCCACAACGGACGTGTCATGCCGCATAAGATAGTCGGCATCCACGATATGACCGTACTGCCTTACCTGGCCCTCACACCACGAAGCAAATCTCCTTAACGACCGTTTCCACTCGGAAGGAAGCACATACCCGTACCTTGCACATATCTCCGCTATATGCTTCCTCTCCTTCTCCCATTTTCTCTTCATCTTCCTCTCGTACTCCAGCACTTCACCCTCCACGCTGACACCAGCGACCTGTGCAGCCATAGACTTTGCAGTTAAAGGTACGGGCACACGCTTGATGAATGACGCTTCCGACACGAACACAGCCTTTGTTCCGTCCTCCAGAGGCTCGTCAAGTTTAAGACAGCAGTGACGGTCCCTGAAGCTGACGAGCGTAACCCACCCGAACAGCCGTGTCTGAACCCTCATTCCCTTGTACCAACGTTCCCTGTCGGGCATTGCATCGGACAGGCATACGACACGCCTTGATTCGGGCAACCTAAGTTTAATCTCTATTTCTTCTTCCATATTTTACTTGATTTTACCTGCAAATATAGCGCAAAAAACAATACGAAAACTAGTAGTTAAATTAATTAACTACAAATGTTTATGTGATTAACAAATACGTGTCAAGAAAGATAGTTTATCTTTCTTTACACAAGATTTTTTACTTTCACGTCCACAGTATGCTTTGAATAGGAAAAGTAAAAAATATTGATTGTTGTTATTTTTTACTTTTGTCATAATTTTTCTCATTTTAGTTAAAATGATTTAACTATAATTTTTTATCTACTTATTATTTTCTACGTTAAGAAATGTAAAATTGACTTAATTTAACATAAAATAAAAAATCTCAACACTGATAGTTGCATATGCAACTAATTGATTTGGGGAAATTCGTAAAAAACCTACGAAATTCGTTGATTTTTCGTAGACTTCGTAAACTCTTCGTTTTTCAACACTTGTCAAAAAACTCGCAAAAATTAGTGGTTAAATGACTGAAAACAAGCTGTTTAGTATTGTCAAAAAAAATTGAATCGTAAATCTTTGAAAATTTACTCTCTATTAATTTGCATATTAAATGTTAAAAGTAATATATATATACAAAATATACATACACGTACACCTTACATGCTCTATTACAATACATATACACGTACATCACATATACGACACATACAGCATAAAACACCAAAACTGCATACGTAATTTAGTATAGATACATATCAAAACGACGAAATCAACGAAGAATACTGTAAACCAATAACTTATACTGCAAAAAAAGACATAAAAAATGCAACCATACCTACGAAACACACCAAAAAACCTACGATTTTCGTAACTTTTTATGTAAAGATTTATCCGATTTTGTTGAAAACTACCGAAAATACACCACCAAAACGCAAAATCAGCCATCCGAGCAAAATTTTGGGGAAAAAAAATTTTCAGAAAAAAATTTATCGGAAGCGACACACCCGCAGCGAAGCCTCTACAAAAGGGGGTATGGCGCTGATTTACAGGTAATTACACACGTTTATCTACCACGATTCTCAATGTTTGTAAATAAAAAAGAATTCTTTTCTACGAGAATCGAATTTATAAATCTTTACAAAAGTAAAATATCTTGACAAATGTAATCTACGAAGATTTCGTAATTTCCTCACGTTCAGACGCTTACAACCAAATTTAACACAAATTAACATTGAAAAATCTTGATATGTTGGTATTATTTGTGTAATATATTAATATTATGCAATATTAATTTAAAATATGTATATAAACAGTATTGATTTTGGAAAAAACGGGCTTAATTTATAATGAATATTAATGAAATATACAACCTAATCAAAAACGCCGTATGTTTGCAGTGTCGGAAGGACAAAGAGATATATGACATATTGAAACAGCTTGCCACGGTGAGAGCGTGGTACAGATCCGCAAACAAGGATAAGCGGAATATAAATAGCGGTGTAGCTAGCCACGATGCAGAGGCACGGAATATTAGATAAGGGTGATAATGTTTTAGTGCGATATGTGATTAGCTCCTGATACGATATAATATAATGTATGTGCGTATGTATCCTATACATAAGCCTTAATACTTGTCCGTTAGTCACGGTCGGTATATATAAGCCGTAAAAACATACGATACGCACATATTGTAATGTAGCTACCATCCTGCCTGGTGTGGTTGGTAACGGTTACAAGCCCGTATGGATACAGAGTACAATTTAAACATTATATATTATGATAGTTTATACAGTAGAAACGATTGGCGGGCAAATTACAAGCTACGAAGCGAATAAGGAAAATTTGCCCAAATTTTTAGAAAATCCCGTTAAGGAAAGTTTTAAAAAGTACGGTTTTTGTATGTGGAAAACTCCAGAATACGAATGTATTATATATCCTACCTTACAGGCTGCACAGCATGCTATACAATGGACAATTGAAAATTAATAATTAAATATTACAATTATGGAAACAAAGAATTTATCTTACAATGTAACAAAATTTTATGTAGAGAACGGAATAACCTACAAAATGAATGTGCGTATAAGTTTAGATGATTGTTGCAAAAATGGTGTATGTGATTGGAGTATCACGGCCGACATTTACGAAAAACGTAGGAACGGGCGGTTTGTTTGGTGTGCTAGTGGTTGCTGCCATGATGAAATTTTGAAGTATTTTCCGGAGTTTAAATTGTTTATTGACCTACATTTGTGCAACCATTACGGGCAACCAATGTATCCCGTTGAAAATGGAGTATATCACCTAGTAAACAGCGACAAGGAAAAGGCAATAAACTACCTACGTATCACCGAAACAGAATACGATATATTACGTAATAGCATAGAGGATAAGTTGTACTTTAAATACCTACTATATACCCTAGGGATCGTAGACCGCTGGAAACAAGAAAGTTTGAAAGCTATAAAGCAATTGGAAGCATTGACGGGTAACACATGGGAAAACCCGTATAAACCCGAAAATGAACATTTTGCATTAAAATTGACGGACGAAGAACGTACACTAATCGAAAACAGAATCAAGGACGGGTATTATACAAGTGAAGTCATACAGGCACGGAAAGACCAGAAAAAACGTGAAGAATGCGAGAAGAAACGCAATGAAATAATTGCAGATTGCGAAAAAGAAATACAAAAAGCGGAAAATAGAAAGCTAGTTAGATTAGCCATTCTTGATGCCGGAATTTCTTCAAAAAATGCAATATATTACGACTTCAAAAATGAACTTACGTTTAATTGGAACGACAACGAAACAAAGATAACGCAAGAACAATTTGACGAATTTGTGAAAACAGTTGACAAAACAAAACTTCCCGAAAATATAACCTTTAAATTAAAGTAATTATGAGAGCAAAAGAAATTAGTGAAATAAAATTACAAATTGAAAGATGTTTTAATTTAGCAAAAGAACTAGGATATGAATTTAAAGAATATTATCCAAAAATAAAAAAAGCGATAGATAATACATGCATGCAAAGGTATGGTTATCATGCACACAGTAAAGAATTAAGTAAATTAAAATTACTATAATTATAAACCAATAAAAAATAGAACTATGAGAACGTTTTTTGCACAAGTTAGTACAAGGTACCGGGCGATTAAAAATTGCCCGTTTACCCCCGCACATGTTATCAATGTTTTTGGCGGCTATATGTGCTTTGAGAGTGATAATGATTATAAAGTCTGGAAAAATCAAAAGTAATAATTTAAATAATTAAAGATATGAGAACGAACAATAACAACCTAGTAGATTTTTCTAATAAACAAACATACGTGGCTTCTGAAAGTTTAGTACAGGAGGCACAAAACAAACATAGTGATATATACCTTAATTTTGCGTACACAAATTACGGTGGATGCCTTTTAGATAAGGTTATAATATCTTACTTTAAAGAATATTATCCTGAAAATATAGTACATGAGAGAACCTCCTGGAACGGTGAAAACGCGTTTATTTTTGGGGAACCTGCAAAAGAATTGTATAACCTTATGAAAGTTGACAATGTATTAGGCTTCGATGATCTAGAGGACTATTATACAGAAATGGAGTATAATATGATAACAGAAGAAGCACAACAATATATTAAAGATAACGGGCTAGGCAATGAGTTATACGATATTGTTTTGGAATGGCTGATAGAAAATAGCCATGTAGAATTTAATTTTGTATATTACTCAGAAGTTGAACTAAACGAATATTTGCAAAAAATTAAGTCAAAAAATATACGGTATGATTGAAACATTAATATTATTAGGTTGCTTGTACCTATCCATACGAGTAACCGACTATGTAGAAAAACAGAAACAAAATAATAACAATTAAAAACGTAACATTATGGAAAGAAGAAACGATGTACCCAATTTACTTGCAATGTATATACGCAATACGCGGGAAATATACAATATAACATCACAGTTGCAAAATTGTATAATCAAAAAAGCAAACAAGGGTGTACAACCACAATTAGAATACCTTGCCAATTGCAATACAATGAAAATGATAATTAGAGAGGCCGCCAAACTGTTATACAAGTACGACGGAATAACACCCACCAGACAGGAAAGACAGGAAGCCGCCCGGGAACATGCAAAATATATCCTTGACAGTGTGCAATACTCCATTCAGAAACACCGATAGAGGGCAAAATAAAGCCCTTTATCGAAAGATATCAATCAATACCGATATATTACCCATAAAAACAAAAAATTATGATACTAGTAACAGTAAAAAACAGCAAAACAGGTAGCCAATATATTTGTAAATCGGCTTTAAAAACAGTAAAGGAAATAGCATATAAGCATATAAGTTACCATTTTATATGCATGCACAAGGATCACCCGTTTTTTAAACAATTCTATCACGGTCCGAACGGAATACAAACAGGATCGGAACGGTACAAAGAAATAGAAGCCCTAGAAAAATCTATCTGGAATACACCGATACACGAATTACTAGAGCTAACCATCACGGAAACACCCCTAGACGGTCGTACCAGGTACGCAAAACAGTTACCCGTATATAATGTTGGTGTATTGGCGGAACTCACCTATTAATCAATCAAAAACAATATATTGCAAAGACAACAAATGTAAGATTATAAGCGAAAACGAATTTTATTCTTTGCCGTTGAACGAGCAAGAAACACATATTCAATTCATTCATGAACAATTAAACCGTTATAATGACCTATGAAAAAGAAATACGCTAAAGAACAATTACAGGAGGCAATTACTAAGATAAGCAATGTAATAGTACCAGGCGATTGCCCTACGTTTGACGAAGAAACAGCAAACTATGTTAGGGAAAGACTGGAATTATACCTAAAAACGTGGGTGTTGCCAAATCTCAACGAAGTGTTAAACGAATTATCTAAATAATTAGTATTATGAAAAAACAGAATATAGAAAAAGAATTATCTCCTATCCTTGAAAACGAAAGTATTAAGATAGGAACGTTTAAAGCTAGCAGAAGTATTGATACATTGGATATTATAAAGGAAAATATCAAGTTCTGGAGAAATTACGATGGGCACAAACTACCAGAAAAACAGGTTAAACGAGCGTATTATAACGGCACTAGGACGCAAAACATAGTCAAACTATACAGAGATACGCCCGAATTGATTAAGTTTGTAAGAGAGCACGCAAACGACTATAATACGTTAAATCGAAAAGATATACCCAATTGTATAACCTTTAAAAGCGATTACTACACGGGAACACGTTATTTTTCCGTATTTATTGAAAAATTTGGAGAAATAAGTTTTAAAGAAGTTTTGAATGTTTTCCCGTTACTTCCCAAATCATATTTGAACGAGTAATGAAAGTGATTAGAGTAATAAGAAGAATACTAACCGACTCAGATATTATAGATCTATACGGTTTATATTGTGAATTTTATAAAAACATACAATAATATGAAACGCAAAGAATTAGACAACATTTTGCGCAACTTGTTAGTTGCTGGAAACATTGTAACCGTACCGTTTGAACAAATGAGAGAGATACGCAAGGAACTAGACCGCTTTGTTAAGCCTGTACAGATACAGATTATTAAGAGTGATTTTGAAACGGTTTCATTCAGGGAATTAAGATAATATAAGGTGAAAGATAAAGCGGAAATAGTAAAGGTTATAATGTATGGTAGAACGATATACAAAGTAAACCTAATTAATACCCGAACGGGAATGTATTATAACAGTGCATCATTGTGGTTCGATACAATGAATGAGGCTAAAGAGTATATTTTAAAAAACGATTTGATATGATTTGATATGAACAATTCGTACAATGCAATGATTAATATTGTGCATCATAGAACGGTTTGAAACGGTTTGAAACGGTTTGAAACATATTTGCCCGGTATGGAGAACAACAAATAGAGCAACACTGTTACCGGGCGCAAATACTAACTTAAAAACAAAAATAATTATGGAAAGTACTATAAAATTACTTGCAACGGACAAGCAGGCGCAAACGCTGTTCGATAACTATTGCGTTAAACTGATGGAGTTCAAAGGAGATAAAGATAGCTTCCCAGAAATGGATATAAATAGCAATTCGGTTCACCAATGGCGTGTTATATTGCGTCATAAAGAAGAATTAGGCAAACTTCGTGGAATATATTCATTTGAAAAACTTGTAAGTATCATTTAATTTAAAAATAATCATTATGAAACGAATTGCAATTTTGGCTTTATTATCATTAAGCCTATCATCATGTAGTGAATACTTCGATAAACAACATAGTAAGAATGAACTAAAGAAAAGGTATTCTTTCGCATTAAATTACTATGTTGAAAGATTGTCCGTTATTTGAATCATACAGAGATAGTATCAACAAGTACACAATACTTTCAAATGAACTTGATTACTAACTTAAAAACAAAAGAATATGGGAACGAGCAATCAGCTAAGTATTAAGCAAATTATTTGTTTTAACATTATAGCGGCTGAAAAAGTTGCCGGGAATATATGTCAAGGTCTTGCTGTTAAGCTAGGGAAAGCGTTTATATACGATAACCGTGATATTGATGTCAATGAAATCTCATACATTAGTCAACAATGTGAGATTGCGCTTCAAAATATATCCGAATTAGGTCTTACGGAAGCCAAGAACAATGAAATGAATAATATAATAGCTAAATATAATGGGAACGAACAATAAACAAGCTATCCTGGAAGGACGGAAATGGGATGTGATAGAGAGTGTTGACGGATATTTTTCCGGGGAAAAGAACGGAGTTATCATAGAAGGAACGACAATGAGTGATCTGTATGAAAAATGTAAATCTTTTGATATAGCTTCGGTTATGGAGAAGATTAAGACGGGTGACAATCTGAACGACTGGGAAAAACGATTAATAAAAGTTAATAAAAAGTTGTTGGCAAACCAATAAACTATATCTTTGCTATATGAGAAATAAATATGTTACAGAATATAAGGGATGTACTATAGAAGTCATTGGAGAAAACGACTTCATGTACAGGATAATTAAGAGAGGTGCAAAAGGACAACGGATGGATCTTTTTGTAGATATGTTTTACAGATCTACTTCTGACGCTTTAAAGGGTGCTATGAGATGGATAGATAATAATGTGAGGAAGGAGTAATATTATGATTTTTGGAATTATTTTTGCAATGATAATGAGGGCTTTATGTGGAAATATGTTAGACGATTAATTATTATCATTATATGGCTTATTGTGTTACAAATTTTATCTGAATGTTAAACATGTGTGTATATGACTAAGAAAATTGGAATTGTTGGTTCGATGATAAATACATCTGATTATCTTTTATTTAAAGACCTAGGAGAAAGATATATTCTAAAGCGATATGACTCTATCGAACAAGCCAATAATGATGATTGTGATTGCATTATAGTAACGGATGGGGATAAGGATTGTCGTGATAATGGTGCGTGCGTTTTAACTTACCATGATAACCCTATTAGCAATGAATATATATACTCGCATAACCAACCTGAAACAAAATGTCGTGCAAAAGATGAGAGATGTACAAGTAAACAGATTTCAAAGCGAAGAAAGAAAAACAAGAATAAGAAGACACACAGGAGAAAGTAAGATGGGAAAAATAGAAGTGGGAAAACTCAAAAGAGACGACTTGTTTGAATACAAACGTGTGATATATGAGGTAATGTATATAGCAGGTTGGAGTGTTCGTTGCAAGTATGTGAATGATAAGAGCCATTACGGATCTTTATTGTGATTTTAGTATTCATACAATTGTTGAGATATGAAAACATTAATTTTTGATGTAATGCTTGATGGACGATTTGTTCACACATTCAAGTATGAATATTGTCCATTATTCCCTATTGATATAGAAGAACTGGAGAAGTTTGTTACCGACAGGCTTCCTACATTAAAAGGAAAGGATTTTAAAATAGTATTTTAATATGAAACAGACAGTAGAAGAAGCGGCAAGGGGATATTCCAATGATTGCAGAAACA